TAGCGCCACCATACTCATCCGGGTATACTCGACCTCATCGACTACCAGCGGCCATTCAACGCCGACCATCAAACATAGCACGGACACAGATCACCATGAGCGAAGAGTTTGACGAAAAGGAAATGCTAGCCACTCCACGAGACTTTGTGGACGAAAACTTTGCGTTGAATAATCAACCCATCTTCAACCAATATATTGCGATGAGAGTTCAAGGGTATGCTGGTGGCCGAGTCTTCCGCATTCTCTTTGGCGAGAAGTACGTTGGCGACAACTTGATGCAGGCGCGCATCTATGCTTTGGAAAACAACCCGTACTACCGGCGCGAATTCCCGAAGGCTTTGGACAAGATCAAAATAGACGAACTCTGGAATCCCAAAGTTGCCGTCCATGAACTAATCTCACTCGTGCGCGATAACTTCGCCAAAGATAGTGCGCGGCTGTCTGCGATGAAAGAGCTCAATGTGATTACCAAGATCACCATCATTGACGAGTCTGGCAATACCAAGCCAGGTCGCAGCTTGGACGACTTCTACGCTCAGGAGGGTGTCGAAAAGCCGGAAGACGTCGCGCCGGCCGAAATTACGCTGCCGGCATCGCCGACGACGCACTAATAACATCGCAGGACATTGCGCTGGGTGGGTCTAGAGGCAAAGATGGGAAAGGATGCAGCCTAGGCGGGAACGAAGCGCCTAGGCCTATTACAGAAGGAAACCAGAAAGGGATGTTACGAAGGCCGAGGCGCGCCAATTCAGGTGGCCTCGGCCTTTTGCTATCTGTGGATTGGGAGGCCATGGAGGGCCAGCGAGACGGCCACGGCTATTGCAGCCGCGAGCATGACGACGGCCACAACACCAGCCAGGATGAGCGCTGTTTCGAACTTCATACGCGCACCAACAAACATCCGACGATGCAGCCGGCAAAGAACGCGCAAGCAATGGCGCAAGTGATCTGGACCCACTCAAAGTACATATCAAACTCCCATCGCCAGCCAGACGTCCAGTCGGTTGCGCAGTCTTGCCACGTCATCTTTGGAGAGCAGGACGCTGGTCTTCATTTTCTTGGAGCTCGCGATGACCATAGCGAACAACTCACCTTTGGATTCGTCGACGGTTGGATAGACCGCCAGCACGTCGGTAGGCGTCACTTTGCAATTGTATTCTTGACGACTCATATTCAAACTCCCATTGCGAACATTGTGAAGGTTGCGCCGAAGACCAAGGTCCAAGCGACATGGCTCAAGGTGATACGGCGATGGAGCGGGACCGGGCGCTTGAAGTCTGTCCGGACAACGGCCTTGGTGCGACGACGGGCCATAGCGTCTGACTCGCAAGCGTAACAGGCGCACGGAGCATCCCGGCCTTCGTACTTGTTTGGATCTCTCATGTTCGTTAGTCCTAGTGGAACCAGATGGCGTATACGGCAAACCCGATGGAGGCCCAACCAGTCGCTGCAACGGTAGCCACAGCTGCGATCCAGACGCCCAGAGGCATTTGAACGGACTCGGTAAGGTGGACGACTTCTGCTAGCTGGCTGAGAGCGAACATGGTTGGTTCCTCGGGTAGCGGACGCCCTTCTCAGAGCGCCCGGCGATTTGGGTTAGCTTACTCTTCCGAAGGGCCTTCGGTCAAGGCGAAGAGGTACGATTGGCCGTTGAATTCGAAGATGGCCTGGCCTTCCGCCTTCACCAGCATACGGAAGCGGATGTGCTTGGCATCTGGCAGGCCCAGCTCAGCGAAGGCGGTGCGAACCGATTTGAACTCGGCCGACTTGCCGTTCACGGTAACCATCACGCCGTTGCGAGTCATGCGCTTGGCTGCGACGCCATCATCCAACCACGAAGCTGCGATGGCCTGGCCCAGAGTCAGACCGGTCTTGGAGCCCTTGGACTCTTTCTTGCCGGCAGATGCAGCCTTCATCGCAGCCAGTTCGGCCAGCGCCATTTCCTCGGTGATCTCATTCTCCGGGACGTCGGCGTTAGGCGAGACGAACGACTCAACCACTTCGCGGCTAGCACGTGTCTTGTGGACTACGACCGGAGCTACGTCAACCGGAGCGGATTCTGGCAGGTCGTCGTTATTCAACAGCGACTCTGTCAGAAGGGTTTCCAGGATGGCCTTCACACGACGCTCGGCGGTCTTGCGATCCGCGAACTTGGCGACTGGCTTGTCAACGTTGTGAGCGTTGTAGAAGGCAACCAGTTCTTTGGTGGTCGCTTCGGTCAAGGTGTCGAGGGTGATTTGAGTAGTCATTCTATGTCGCTCCGTTCATTCTGGTTGGAAGAGGCCGTTTCCTCTTCCTTGACGCCCATTATACGCTCATTAGAATGAGCGTCAACATTTATTTCGAACTATTTGCAACTATTTCTGGGACAGTCGCATTTCCAATCGCGAGCGCGCATCTACGGCCAGCGCCGATGAGCAGCGGTTGCACGTCACCTGGTGTCGGTAGATTGTTTGGCGACCGGTAGTCGCGCCGCACTTCATGGAGCCATCTGGCATCGCGTAGTGGACCGATGTGCGACTCATGGTTGGTCAACACGAGCTTTATGCGCGGCCATCGCGGCCTGAAGGCGAACGTCCGCAGCATCCCAAACAGCCTGGGCCGTCTCGGCGGTGATCGGTGCGAGCGGAGCCATGATTTCTTCTTTGGTAGAGCCAGGCGCCATCTGGCGGTTGAAGATCTGGGTGCGCGCTTCGTTGTAGCCGCGAGCAATCCAAGCGCCTTTGGGCGACTTACCAGCATCCGACTTGCCTTCGTTGTGGAGCGAAGCTTTGAGGTTGAAACCCTCCGCGACTTGCTTGGTTTGAAGTTTGGTCAGTTGGTAAGTCATTTCGGCGCTTCCTAGTGTTGTTTCGTTTCGATAGAGTGATTATGACGCATTCAGATGAACACGTCAACACTTATCTCAGCATTGCTGAGGATTATTCAAGAGGAAATCGGCCTTGGCGCTAGCGAACACGGTGATGGCGCTTTTGCGAATCTCGGTAGCGCGACGCTGCTCGTCGCGAGTGAGGTCGTTATAGCCGCTGGCTTGAAGGTACAACTCTTTGGCGTTGCGAGCAAATGCCATCTGCGCAGCCTCATACTCGACATCGATCACTACGAAAGTCGAGGTGGTTCCGCGACTGCTGTGGTCTGCACAAACGAACTCAGCCTGGGCCAGAGTCATCGGCTCTACTGGGTAGGTGGTCCAGCTGCCGGTCGGATCGATCTTGCGGAATTTGCGACCGTCGTAGGTCATTTCGACGGTGAACTTGGTGCGAGTGGTGATTGCGTTCATTTCCGTATTCCTCAAATTTCGTTTCATTCATTTCGATAGGCTGATTATGCACCAGAAATGAGAACACGTAAACACCTTTCTCAAAGTATTTACGTGTTTGGTGAGACGGCCGACGAACGGTCATTTGAAGCGGTCGATGAAGTCCCAGATCAGCCAGGCCAAGCAAACCAGGAAGATGACGACCACGAAGACCATCCCAATCAACGGCAGATAGTCCACGTCACACCTCCTTATGCGCGGCTGCGATGATCCGGGCCAACTCTTCGTAGCCTTCGCCAGCGCCAATAGCCTCACGCGCCCGGAGCGCCAACGTCTCGCAACCGGACGCCTCATGGAGAGGGATCATCAGAGCCACGATGGCCTTCAACTCAACGATCTTGGCCTCCAGCTTCTTGACGTGGTTTCGAGTCAACTCGACATTGTTCATGTCAGATAGCCTCATCTTGGATGACGGAAAGGAACATCATGATGGCCTTCGCCTTGTCGCCAGATGCACCCTGGGTGAAGGAGTTGCGCGCTACGATGAACGTCCCGGAGCCGGTCAACTCGTAAAGGTACACGATGATTGGGCGTTCCTGGCCTTGGATGGACACGGCGACCTCGCCGATGACCTTGGCCTCTTCGCCTTTGAGATTCACAATATCGCCTTTCATGGTTTGGTACTCCAGGTTGGGTTGGATTATTCAGCAAGCGCCTTTCGGACCTTCAAGGCGATCGCGTCGACATCGGCGCTGTTCTCAAAACCGAATCCCATCTTGCCATCGGCGTAGATTTGGACTATGGACATTTTGAAGCGAGCGGACAGTTGCAGGGTGACGCCCTTGCCGAAGTCAATGGCCGCGTCCTGGACTGGCGAGCGCTCCGAAGAGGCGACTACTTTCAAGCCTTTGGATTCGAACTTGGTGACGAGCGCTTGGAGTTTAGTTTGCTTGGCCATTTCGTTCTTCCTATCTGATGTTTCGATAGGCTGATTCTACGTCACGATGTGAAACGCGTCAACACCTTTCTCAAAGTAGTTGACGCGTTTGGTGAGACGACCGACGAACGGTCATTTGAACGACTTGATTAGGTCCAGTAGCAGACCGACGCACCCGGCCGCGAATAGGCCGATTCCGATGATGGGCCAGTATGATATGATTTCTAGAATCATCGCGCAGCACACTTAATGAGCCACTCAATCCTGGCCGCTGCATCCCGGTGCCATTGCGCTCGCTTGGCGTAATGTTCGCTAGTACGTTTGTCGGCGCTCACTGCCTTGAACGAAGGCCCGTCCGTCTCCACGGCTCGTTTGGCATATGCCTCACAGGCCTCAGCACCTTTGGTATGGTGCGCGATCAGATCGAACGCCGATACTCCTTTGGCCTCTTCGATCATCACGCCACCTTCCCAGGAGCAAACTGCCCGCACACCCTGGCGCGTTTCGCGGCCGTCTTGATAGCCGTCTCCTGGCGCTGCCTACACGAACATTCGTAGCATTGAAGCGCCCGACCTCGCGCAGCATTACGCAGGTAGTCTCGCGACTTTATGTCTGTGCGACCGCAAGCGCAGCGAACCTGGAACGTCCGCTGGTCCGCACTTTGGCTTATTACCTTTGATCCGTTCTTGGCGAACCCTAGGTAATTGACCGTCATTTTATTTGCCATCGTCAAGATCCTTCATCATAAGCTCGTTTGGCGACATGAAAAGCTCGCGAACGGAAGCGACATTATCGATTGCTTTTGAGAATGGGACCGCAACCGGAATGCCGATGTACCGCTTGCTGATCCCCTCCTGCGCACGCACCAGCCTGGCGTAGTACTCCGACTCGGCGCGACGTAGCTCCAGCTCCAGCTCGTTGGCGGAAAGCTCAGGACCGGTGTTAGAGGCCGTCGGATCGAACGCTACGGTGATGCCGTCCATTCCTTCTATCGGCGAGTCGCCGGTGATATCGATTGATTGTATTTGGAGGCCGGAGATAAAGCCGAAGGCCGATGACGATCCAAGCTCAATCGCACGGAATGGCGAAATTTGAAGAGGTCGCGTAACGCAACGGCAGTTCAGAGACTGAAGGGACGGATCGAATGAGCCGCCACGAGCCTTGTCGATTTTCTTGCGTTTCTGGGTTACCAGAATGCTGCCTGCGCGCTTGCAACGCAACTTATCACTCTTCCCATCGGCGCGATTGATCGCATCCTGGATGATGCGCGGCACTCTATAGTTGCTGGAGCCGACTCGGTTGGCAGAGCGATTCCGGTGCATGGACCAGAACATATACCACGTTTCGCGAAGGTTCATTCCGTCCACCCATACCCTTTGGTTTCTTCATAGGACTTGCGCCACGAAGCGCGCCACCAGGCCCAGTTGATGGAGTGAAGTTTATACGGGTTGTCGTCAATCTTCAAGCCCAAAACTACGCAATCGTGACGACCTTGGCGCTTGGCATTCGCCTGATCCAGAACTCGCGGCTGTTCACGGGCCAGAATCGGAGTGCCATCCTCGGCAAAGCCTTCAATTCGCTTTCCGTCGATTTCCATCCAGCAGCCTTCGGAGTTGATCTGGTTCATTTCGTGGCTCCAATGGTGACCGCATCGCCAAGCGTATCGCGTTCACGAACGGCCTTCACTTCGCCGCCGAAGACGTGCCAGACGAACGCACCGCCAGAAGTCTGGAAGGTTCCGATGTAGTTGTGCTCGCCAACGCCAGCCGTGTCCGGAATCTGATGGCCCGTTCCGACTACGTGGAACCCGTAATCCACCAGCGGCTGTGAGGTATCGATGAGCGCCCAGACCGATATGTTCTGGTTTGGCCCTTGGGTCTGGACGTCCAGGAATACGGCGCCTTTCGGAATCTTGATCACCGGATTATGCCCGACGTTCACGGCGTATTTGTAAATGGTTTTCACGATTTCACCTCATCCAAAGGAAGGTCAGCGAGTTGCTTCATCAACCGAACATCGACGAAGACGGCGTTAGGCGATTTGTCACGGCAAACTTCGTTTGGCATGCCGCTGCGCTCGATGGCCGCTTTGAAGTTGGCGATAATGGCCGCAGCTGCTTCAAGCTGTTTGGTTTTCATAGTGCCACCTCGATTTCCGGAGCGACATCGCCAACAAACACGTGCCAAACGAACAGACCACCTTCAGTTTGGAATGTACCAACGAACTGGTCACGGTAGATATCCGGAGACGTCACCTCATGGCCAGTGCCATAAACGCGGAACGTGACCTCAACCAAAGGACAGTTGGTATCGACCAACGCCCAGGCCACCACGTTTGGCCCTTGGATCTGGACGTCCAGAAACTTGAAACCTTTAGGTATCTGAAAAGGCGCGTTGCTGCGTGCGCCGACTTGGTACTTGTAGATGGTTTTCATATGACAGAGTCCTGTTCTTTGACGCGCAAAGCAAACTTGGCATCTGGGTATTTGCGGATGGTGATTTTGGTAAGCCATCGAAGGTCAGATGACTCGATTACGTCGTAGATTGCGCCACGCTCGGAGTCCCATTTGCCGCCAGCGACATCCGGACCGAAGTGGATCAGGTGATGGATCTCAGCGCGATACCACCGGCGCGCCTGGAGTCCGTCCAGGCTGAGCATTTCGTTATAGAGCCACGTCACTTCAAACTCTGGAAACTCAAGAGGTCCAAACGGGATGACGTCATCCGGCGCTTTCGGAGCCACGACAGGCGCGGCCATCAACTTGGCGCAACCAGGGCAATCCACCGCGAGGAAAGCAATGGTGGCGTAGCCTTCGAACAGACCGCACAACGTGGCCTTCCCTGGTTGCTCGGATGGGGCGTGCTTTAACATGATTACTTTACCTCCGAGTTGATGTCGAAAGGAAGAACGATGGACAGAGGCAAGGTCTTTTTGATGTAGCGCTTCAAGTCTTTCAACTCGATGGACTCTGCCACGTCGTACATATCTTCGCTGATTACCACGCCGTCTTTCGAGGTAATACGATAGGTCAGAGCGCGGAAGCACTTGATCACTTTGCCAGGTTGCAGAGAGCTTTTGCGAGTGGCGTTTTCGATGGTTGTTTGGAATACGGTCACGGTGTTCATCTGTCATTCTCCAGAACGTTTCGTTTCGATGAGCCAATTCTATACCGGACTTAGCTGGCCGTCTACAACTATTCACAAATCAATAGACACTACTGCCGCGATGAATAACGCCCGTGCAGCCTGGAGGTCGGTGGTCGAGTTGGTCGAGTTCTCAAACAGCTGGATGAACCCGTTGCGAACGACGATGTACGCTACGACAGAGAATGCTGCGCTTTGGAGAAGCGTCACCATGTCAGGCTCGTCGCGCTTTCCGGCAATCTCGCACTCGGCCTTGATGATGAACGTTGCGCCTTTGATCTTTACTATTTCGTTGACGGCCATGATGCCTCTCCAGATGTGAAGAAGCCCGGTGGACCAATACTCACCGGGCTTCGATTGGTCCAACTATTAGTGCGACGACTGGCCGTCGTTGTGCTCGCTGATGAAGAATTTATATTCTACGTCTTGGAACTCGAATTTTGCTTTGCCCCAGAGCTTCAGCGCTCCACGGAACTTGATATGTTGCTGCAGCGGCAACTCCAGAGCGACGAAAGCTTGGCGGACTGACCGGAACTCTTCGGCCTTGCCGTTCCAGACCACCATAACATTGTCTCGGGTGGCGCGGGCCTCGGCAACCAACGGATCTTTCCAAGTCTCGGCAACGGCCTTGGAGCGCACGATAGACTGGGTGACCTTTCCGTGGGTGATTTCGCCAAGGAGGGTGACGATGGTATCCTCAGCTACGGCTCGAGACTTGAAGCGTTTGATTGGGTCTTCCTTGTGATACTTGTTATAGAACGCAATCAGGTCTTTAGTTTCCATGCTTTTGACTTGCGCGAGAACCTTATTCATGATCTTCTACCTTCATTCTAGGGTTAGGTAAGCAGCGTTCTTGTCTGCTTACCTATAGAATAGTATTGGATAATCAAATAAGCAAACTGCTATGGTGAGAAGTCGACGGACGGCAGTTTTCTTTAATGACTCTGCCTATTCTCAACATCGGCAAATCCGGAGATCCTGACCAGGTTAGCGGAACGCCCGTATTGAGCTCTTTCAACTCCAGCTTGGCGAACTCGGCGCCGTCAAAGTTTACGAACACCGACTGCACGACTACTTCGACCGACTCCCCTTCGCGGCTCAACTCGATGATGTCCTGAACGTTGAGCCGACGTGCGATAACCAATTGCGCTTCCATCCTTTGATCCCCATTCTAGTTATTTCGTTTGGCGATTATCGCCGGTTTCTTTTAGATTAGCAACGAATATACGTGTTATTCTGCTGATATTTAAAAGAAAGCCCGAGGGATTAGGCTCGGGCTTTGGTTCAAGCGGTGTTCGTAGGGCCTGCCTACTTGACGCTAACGAACGGAGTCGCAGAGCCAGGAATCATGGTCGTAGGCAGCTTGCCGTCCCAAGTTTCTACCTTGCGCAACTCCAGGTAGAGAGGGTTGGTTGCCATGGCCTGACCGACCAACGCGATTGCTTGGGCCTGTCCCTCTGCTCTGCTGATGGCCGCGTCTTTATCGCCTTTGGCTTGTTCGCGGACTTTATCGGCCTTCGCCGTTTCCTGGGCGACCTCGTTGACGAAGCGCGCCGTGGTCTGGTTGGCTTCGATCTTGGCGTTCAAAGCGGTGACTACCTTCTCCGGCAAACCGATCTTGCCATTCAGATAGATGTTCGTCACCACGAGTCCTTTCTTGGAGAACTCGTCACGCACCCTGGCCTCGACTTCCTTGAAGAACTGCTCTTTACCTTCACCATAAATCTTTTCGGCGGATAGCTTCGAAGATGCGTTATTCAAGGCAGTCTTCACGACTTGCGGCACGTTCGTACGAAGGATTTCGTCCATCGACTTGCGATAGGTCTGGAATAGTTCCGGAGCAGCACCATGCGCGGCCTTGATCGTGATGCCGAGGTCCACGGTGATTTCCATGCCGTCCATATCCTGGAAGGCAATGACACCGAGGTTTTCATTCTGATCGAACGTCGGGAACTTATACAGTTCCTGGGATGGCGTGAGGAACTTCCAGCCGCTGCCTTCTTCGACCGGTTGGACGCCGGTGTCGGAGCCCATCATGTTGACGACAACGCCGGTGTATCCCATCGGGACGCGTTCGGCGCTGGTAAACAGACCGATGGCGATGATGAGGACTACGAAGAAGCCGATAAGCCGGCCGAGGGTGAGGTTAATCATTGTTACGATCCTTCTTTGGGTTGGTGTTGAGAGTTTTGAACAGGCCTGCGATGGACAGGAACCAAACGAGTGTTACGGCCAGACCCATCGCGACTGCGACGTCATCCGGCTTATTCAGGAACGATGGAACGATGAATCGGATGGTGGTGGTAGAGAGGAATAGGACCAAAAGCCACATGAGAAGTTTCACGCTTGCGACTCCAGATAGAGGTTGAATCGGTCGCTGCCAACGATACCCAGACTCTCCGGCGTGCCTTCGTTACGAACACCGCAAGCAGGGCAAAACCGATAGAGCTTGGTCCAGTTACGTGGATCAGGATGAGGGCCTTGTTCGCGAACGACGATTTCAGCCATCGGCGCGGCCTGATCCTGATTCGTGCGCAACCAGCCGCGCCCGATTACGTGATTGCACTCTACGTCGCAACCTAACACCGCGTCAGCGAGTTCCGCTCCCAACTTAACCGCCAGGACGGCTCCGGACGACGCTCCAGCAGCGGTGGCTACGCTCAACAGGAGGTCTACGGCCTTCTTGTGCCAGCCGATCTTGTTGGTGCAATGGTCGGCGCGGTCCTGCTTATCAGGAGTGGTCGACTTCGCCAGGATCTTGGTGTACTTGCCGATGTCGCGTTCATGCTGATTTACGAGTTCGTTGATATCCATCATTCGCCATCCAGAGTCATTACGACTTTGACATATTCGATTCGGTCAGATTTATCCGCCACGAACACGCGGCCGGTCTGCAGGTTGATGATCCAGACGGCTTCGTTGAGGGCCTTTTTGACACCTTCGGAGATTTCTGGCAGCATGTTCTTGATGGCCTGGTAACCAGACGTTTCAACGCGCATGCAGATGGCGCCGTCACGACGGAAAGTGACGCCAAGGCTGGTTTCGTCCAGCGTCGGTCGGTTATCTTTGCCAGCGCCAATCTTGAAAGTGATAGCGGACGGTTTGGCGTACACTCTGATCTTATCCATTACTTACGCCTCGATGAAGAAAAGTTGAGTTGGAACGGGCGTTTGGCCGTCCACTACGATTGCAGCCTCGTATCGCCATTTGATCGAGCTGCCGTTCACCAGCCACAACTCGCCATTTGGATCCACGTTAAAGACCTGGCCGCGCTTGAACTTGCCACCGGTGTTCGGGCAGAAGTAAGGCGCCAGAAGCGATACGCGAGCGCGGTCGCCAGCCTCACGAGCCGACGACATCAGTTGATCCCAGGTCATTTGAAGCCTTCCGGCAGATCGATTACTTTGGTGAAGTAGCCCTTGCGAGCTTGCTGATCGATGATGCCGCCCATGCTCTTCTTATCGAACACGCACGACTCATTGAACTTGAGGATTCGCGCCTCATCCTTACAGTCGCCACCTTCCAGAAGGCAGAAGCCAGGACCGGCGATGTGGGCGACGTAGCGAGGGCCTTGGATATTCGCGGCCCGTACTTCAATTACTTTAAACGACATTTCAGTGAACCTTTCACTATCTATCAGGAAAGGTGATTCTACTTGAGGTCAGAATCACCGTCTACAACTATTTAGGCAAAGGTGTAATCGCCAGTCAGATACCAACGGCCGTTAGAGAGCAAGCGGGCTGCTTGGTTAGCGTAACCGCCAGAGACGAACGTGGCCAGGCCGGTGTTCGTGTTGACGTTGGTTAGGCCGAACACGGAAAGGTGCGATACGCCAGCGATTTTTCGAGTCATAGTCTCAAGACCTTTGAGTTGGTCCAGAGTGATCCTGAAACGCTTGGTATTCATGAGGCTTACGAATCGAGCTTCCATTCCGATGTCTCTTTCTTGGTTGGTGTGACGATATCTTAAGGAAGTCTCAAACCGATGGCAACTTTTATTTCACATTTCTGAATATTTCCGCTTGGAGAACTTCCGCCATCGACCGTGGTCGTACCTCTATACACCTAGCACGCACGCGGAGCTTGACATGGCTAAGCTTGAAGGGATAAAGGACGATGGTCGCCTATATAGAGTCGTGCGCCACGACAGCTCTTATATTGACTTTGTTTGCGTAATACCGGTTGCGCCAGGGGCAAAGCCGGAGAGGTTTAGAGGCGACCCAAGGGATTATGAAAGCCCGATTGATTTCGTATCACAGGCGATGCCTATGGATGTGCAGGCGCTGTAGATCTGACGGTAGCGCTCCATATATACTCCGACCATACTTAATGTTTGGCCGGAGTAACTCCAATTTACACTCTCAACCCAGCACTACGATCCTTCTGGCGGACCAGGAGCCGCTACAAGGCCTTGTACGGCGGTCGGGCATCTTCCAAGTCGCACGACGCTGCAGGCATGGCAGTATATCTCGCGGCCAACTACACGCTGAAGTTCCTTTGCGCTCGACAATTCCAAAACCGTATTGATGAATCAGTTTATACGCTGATCAAAAACAAAATCGAAAATAGCCACTTCAAAGACGAGTTCTATCTAACTAAGAACTCTATCAAGCATAAAATCACCGGCTCTGAATTCCTCTTCTACGGTATCGCCCGCAACTTGTCTGAGATCAAATCCACCGAGGGCGTCGATATCCTCTGGATGGAAGAGGCACACTATCTGCAGGAAGAGCAGTGGGAAGTTATCGAGCCTACCATCCGGAAAGAGGGTAGTCAGATTTGGTTGATCTGGAACCCGGATGAGATCACCGACTTCATCTATCAGAACTTCGTGGTTAATCCTCCGGAGGACTGTCTGGCCAAGATGATTAACTGGGAAGAGAATCCATACCTTTCCGATACCATGCTCAAAGTCATCCACGACGCGTATAAGCGCGATCCGGAGAAGGCACAGCACATCTATGGCGGAGTTCCGAAGACTGGCGGCGACAAGTCGGTGATCAACCTCAAGTTCATCATGGCCGCTGTCGATGCTCACAAGGTCCTGGGTTGGGAGCCGTCCGGAACTAAGCGCGTCGGATTTGACGTAGCTGACGACGGCGAAGATGCCAACGCGACCACGTACATGCACGGCAACGTCATTATGGAGATTGACGAGTGGGACGGCCTGGAAGACAAAATTCTTGAGTCATCCAAGAAGGTTTACAACTACTGCCGGGATAAAGGCGCCGTCTGCACCTATGACTCCATCGGAGTTGGCGCGCACGTTGGTTCTAAGTTCTCTGAGATCAACGACGTCCAGGAAAATGGATACGTCCTATCCTATGATCCGTTCAACGCAGGCGGTGGTGTACGGGACCCAGACGAAGCCTACATGGTTCTGCCGCACGTAATCATCACCAACAAAGAGCAGTTCGCTAACATCAAAGCGCAGATGTGGATGGAAGTCTCGACTCGATTCCAGAAGACATTCGAAGCAGTTACGATGGGAATTAAGCACCCGCATGACGAACTAATCTCCATCAACAAAGATACTCTCACGCCGAAGCAACTAACTCAGTTGATGTTTGAACTTTCTGCTCCACGGAAGGACTTGGACGGCAACGGCAAGTTCAAGGTCGAGTCCAAAAAGGACATGCGCGAAAAGCGTAAGATCAAGTCGCCAAACGTCGCCGACTCCGTGATCATGGCGGCCATCTTGCCTAAGCGCGCCCCGGCCGGCTTCTTCGATTGACGAACAAAGAAAAGCCCCAATCAAGGGGCTTTCAAGTCTCTCTGGCGGCATCTTATACGGCCAGACTACGTTCGCAGGCTCCAATGGCAGGTTGCATTGCAGAGTGCTGGGCTTGGACAGGCCCGAACGCAAGTTGCTGGACACCAGCGTCAATGTGTAGGCTATCGGCTTAATCCCCATTGCAGGGCGCTCACGAACGCGCTAGCCTGGCTATTATATCGCAAATAGCACCCAATAAAAAGCCCTCGACATGGAGGTCTTTTTATTCACCTGCCGAGGTCTAGATTTTGTCTTGGAATTCCTTCGGCATTACCTCTGCAGAATCCAAGGCTTGGACGCGTTGGATCTCAGCATTCAAGATGTCGGCGCGGACGATGTAGGCGTTGTTTGGATCTTTCAAATCCGCAGACCAACCAGCGTCGGCTTGGAGGCCGAGGTCGGAAATTGCCTTGTCCCAGAGCACGGCAGCTTCGGAATCGAGCGCCATGGTAGCGTTGGTGCCGTGAGCGATGGCCGCTTCAATGGCCGCATTCAGCGTTTTCGCGATGGCCTCTTTCTTCTTGTTGAGAAGGGCCAGATTGAACGCTGTCTTTGGGTCAAGCTTGGCGGAGGTCGGAAGTTTGGAAACGTCGATGTGCATGGTATTCCTTTCGGTTAAGTTCTGATCCAAAGGATCAATAGGACGACGAACGCGCCAAGGCCGAGTGCTTTAGGCCAAGACAGCGAGTAAAAATTCTCTTCCGGGGCCTTACGCTCCGGAGCCCAGACGATTTCGCTGGTCACGTAGGCAGTACGGTCCACGTACTCGGTCGCTAGCGCCTGGGCGTTGGCTTCGATTGGAGGCGGGATTCTTGACCAGCCTGGACGCGCTGGGTGGATCTGGATCGATGGCGGCGAATAGCCATCAGAAGCCTCCGCGCCGCGCCCGTAAATTGCGGAAATCGCGATGACGGCCAAAAGACCAATACCAGAAATCCATCGAGTTCGAACGTGCTCGCGCTTAGAACTCCGTAGGCCCGAAGGCGTATCCACGAATTTACGTCTGTTTCGCATTATTCACTCTCCACGGATTTGGTGATTTCAACGGAACGACCGGCCTTTTGACCTGCCATATATGCAGCTTGGTCTTCACGGCTTTTCGGCGCGGCCACCGGCTTGACTTTATATCCTGGGTCGCCGAACTTTTCCGTCACAGCGATAGACTTCATCAGCACCAAAGAAGTTCCTGTAGCAGAGCTGGTCAAGCGGTCGCGCTCAACGGTCATCGCCGCGAGACGATCCGAAATTTCCAGGATGGCAGCCATCTTGAACTTTCCGCCGACACCAACCGGGTATTTTGCATATCCTTTATCGGCCAAATACTCTTTGCAAAGACGGTCTACCGCCTCCAGCAAAGTCGTATACATTTGAATCGAAAGCGCCACATCAGATGCGTAGCCACGGAAGTTTACGCGCTTCCCGGCCTTCTTACGGTCCGCGTCGGTCTTTTTGAAGTCAACCGTCCCGTAGTCGTAGAAAGATTGGGTGTCGTTATATTTCGCGACGGAACAACTAAACACAGAAAGGTGTTGAGGGATGGCAGAGAAGAATCGCCCGGTAGGCGTCGACTCAAAATCTTCGTCATAGCTATCGTTGATGTCGAGCGAGTCAAGCTGGTACTTATCCATCAGCTTGCGGGCGCGACTGGCCGCGATGGCCGCCTCGTTAGGCGAAGAGGAATCCGCGGCCATACGCAAGAGCTTAGCGATGCGATCTTTGATCTTGATCAGGTCGGTGAAGTCTTCGGTGCTCATTCTGTGTACCTTTCTGGTCGTTTCGTTTGGATGGCCTATACTAGCGCCATCCAATTTGGAAGTCTACAGCTATTTACGCTTTCTGGATGAAGATCGCCAGACCGGTCCCGGCATATTGGAGGCTGAGAATACCATCGGCGTGCTGGCGCATATGGACGAGCTCCATGGTATGTCTGGTGTTGAAGGAAGCGAGCGGTTCGAAGGCATTCAACTCTTCATAGATGAGCGCGTGACTAGACGCGTCGTCCAGGTATTCTGGATCAAGCACCCGGATCTTTCCGCTGTTATTCTTCGCGCCCATCGCCTTAACGATGTAGACCGATGGCGAGGTGAATTTATCGCCGATCTGGAGTGGACGGAGGAACAAAAGACTATGCTCGGTGAATAGCGTACGGAGTTGGATGACTTCTACTTCTTCGTGTTCCATGAGTTTAGCGTTAATAACGGTCATTTCATTCTTCCTTTCTGGCTTTGGTTAAGATGGGATAATATTAATCCCATCTGATTTGGAAGTCTACAACTATCTCACCCTATCCGCCGAAAAAGTTCTCGAAACAGATAGGACCAATGGACCGCTCGATGGAGAGCTTGTTCGTTAACTCCCGTCCGCAGCACGAACACTCCCCGGTGCGCTTGCCGTAGGCAACTGCTGCTGCATCAGGAGTAGAACAGGCCTCTACGATGTCCGCTTCCAGCTCGTCGGATACGCCACACCCACGGTAGAACGTACCGTCGGTAATTTTGCCAAAGTATTCATCACCGTTGGAACTTTTGACGTAAAGAGAGCCGGCATTTGCGCCATGAACGGCTGCGAAGTAAATCACAATGGACGCGTCGCCTGCCAGGAGCCGCATTTTTGGATTCCGCAGTCCGTTCTTTTTGGCCTTGGTCAACGCCTTAAGGACCGCGCTGATATCGACCTTTCCCGCCAACTGGGCGTGCTCTTCACGTACGGCAGCGGCCACTTTCTTATCTGCCAACTTCTCGATGCACTTGTAAGCTGCAGCCAGTTGCCCTGGCGTTAGCGAGCCATATTTGCGCAGAGCTTCGCGCAACGAAAGAGAGAATGAGAAGTCCTTACCGGCGCCATTCCACCACGCGGCAACTTGTGGATGTTCGGATTCGAACACTGCCAGTTTCTGGTCCGCTTTCGCCTCCTTACGCACAGATGCCTTCTCGCGAGCCAACGCACGTTCTGCCGCTGGTTTCTTGAAGAAGAGAATGCCCTTCCCTTTGCACTTCAGACATTGCTGGTGACCCAGGGAGGATGGAGTGCAATACCGACCGGAGCCGGCGCACTTCGGGCAACGTTCCTCTACCATCACACCTTTAGGCTTGGTGCTAGTGAGCTTTGACGCGTCTTCCATCGTTGCTGGAGTGCCGGCCACGACAGGTTCGCTGTCGAAATCGTCGCCGAGGTCGTCGAATCCGGAAAAGGCTGGTGCGTTCATTTGGTAATCCTCTCAGTGGTGGGATATCTCTTCAGATGAGTTGATATTACTGGAGGCGGAAATGGAAGGCAACAATTTATTTCAGAAGGGAAAATCTTCAGCCGGAAGGCCGACCATATCCTCAATCGGTCCGTCTTTGTACGTGCCGTCGGCGTTAAACTTGCAACGGCCACTACTCATCCGGTGAGGGAAGTGGTAGCAGCCGTTTTTGCAAGTCACCTGCTTGCGCTTAGGTGGTCCCTTGCGGACGAACCTGGCCTTGTTCACGCGGAACGCTTAGCCCCATCGCAAGGCGATTCCATATTTGGGTTGAACCGTCCCAGGATGTAATCTGGACGGCGGTTGTCTGGTTGCGGACACGCGGCGATGAGCCTCCAGCCAACGCTCAAGGAGTCCTGAAGCTTATCGGTGCAGGAGTCTTCCAGAAGCAACGTCTCATTATACGACGCGAGCGCCTGGCCTGGCATGTGGACGTCGCACTTCTGGTTGTAGATGGTCGATCCACCGTCGGTCGCTGGGAACTCGACAGACTCCAGACGCTTCATTACACGCTCCATACGCTCGATAATCCCAGGAAGGGTTTCGGAAGAAACGACTGCGCCGGACTTGACCGTGATGGTGTCGTCAACTTCCATGATTTCCAGAAGTTGATCGCCGGTGCACGCAAATGTCGGGTTAAGAAAGCGAGCTGCGCGCTTATATTCGTTTGCTTCGTCGGCGCTCACCTCAACGGCCTGAAGGGTGATTCCGATTCGATCCAACAGAGCAACGCGCTTTTGGACCAGCTCGCGCCAGCGTTCGATATGGGACTCGTCATCCTCGATTTTCATGTTAGGCGAGCGAGCCGGAGCCGGGGTTTCTTCAGTCGCGGCAGCTTCGATCAGTCGCGCCTTGATGCGCTCGCCAATGTAATAGTCGCCGATGGTCTTCATAGTTACCAGAAAAATCTTCATTCTTGCCTTTCTCCTTTGATCTAGTATTTAATTCTGAGGCCGTTTTCGCCTGGATGTGGCATAATTATTGAGGCCGGACGTTGGTTATGCTCTGGCGCGCAATATCGCGCCACCTTTACTGGGCCAGAAATGATAGCCGCGATGAGCGCGGATACAACCGCCAGCCAGATGGCATTTTGGTTACTCAAGGCAACTCCAGACAACGGCCACTTCCTTATCGATGGCCGAGAAAATGCCGAACGTTTGACCGGTGCCTTTTGACATGATAGCGCCTTCTTTATTGGTGCTGCGACGAACACCAAACTTGTTCGGTTTCTTTTCGAGAACGCCGGACACCATGACAAGCTCGAAATCCTCCTTCACGACGGCAAAGACATTTCCATAGTCGATGATGGTGGCGCGCCCGTGCTCGGAGTATTCGCCAATCTCATTGGTGTCAAAGTTTACGGATGCCGTCGCTTCCTTGCAACCGTAAACTTTCGCGGCGACCAAGCCGGCCTGAGCGACCATAGGAATGAGCAAAGAAGCGGTCAATAACAAGATGCGAGTTTTCAAATCAATCCACCGGAGTTAGAAATCAAGTTGTTTTTCGTCGGAGCGGCTGACTTCGATGCACTCAACGCGCTTATAGCTGGAAGAAACCATCTGCCGATCCCACTCGCAATCCGACTTGGATGCGTAAATCTTTTCGGAGATTGGCTCTGCGTGGCAATTATATTCGCCGTAGCAGATGATTTGGGCTAGCACATAACCTAGAAAAGCGTTCATTACGTCACCGTTTCGTTGTTTGTGAGGTGATATTAGGCCAACTCAAACGCACGGTCAAGCTGTTTCTGAATAAATCCCTAAAATTTCTTGCGTCATCATCCAGACATACGGCGCTGCGTTGGTTTCGTTGGAGATTCGATACAGGCCTTCGCGCACGATGTTGACGTAGCCGCTGCCTTTGTCCGTGCCATCGTCGTACACCACTCGGTCGCCGATGGCGTAGACGTCCTTCTTTACCAGTCGCGGCGACACGTCAGCCTTCACGGACACCAGCCACGGCTCAACGACCGTCCCAGGTGGCGCGCCATTTGCGAGTTCGTTGGCGTCAGAGTCCAGATCGAACACGCCAATTATCACTCCGCCAGAAATGACGATATGCACTATGTTGCCAACTTCGCTCATGGTTAGTTCCTCAATAGAAGTTGCGATGATATACCTATCATAAGTTATAGGCAAATAAGTTAGTTGCATTAACACTATATAATGGCCGATTGCCGTGCAAGTACAACAACACTATACTACATATATCCAGGCCAATTGTTGCGAACTATAAACATGAAACTATTCCAATGGAACTTGTGGGGAAAGAAACCAGAAGTTGAAGATGCCAAAGACGTCCAGACTTTTGCTAAGTCCCATGACCCTTTGGATCCACTAGCCAAAGCCCATTCAGGCGGCAGCGGTTGGAAAGATGAGCCTACAAACCCATTCGCAGTAACTATCGACCAATATCCGGTATACAACTCCGGCGCGATGGACTCGGCAGACTCCGGCAATAGCGTAAAGGCAGCGTCGCAGGGTGCACAGGGCTCTTACGCCGTCCCGCCCTCCGTCCAGGAGTGGTACAACTCGCAAGGGTTCATCGGATACCAGGCTTGCGCCCTAATCGCCCAGCATTGGCTCGTGGACAAGGCGTGCTCCCAGTCCGGCGAAGACTCCGTGCGTAACGGATGGGAAATCAAGACCGACGGCAATGCTTTGAGCGATGAAGAGCTCAGCAAGATCAAAACCCAAGACATCAAGTTCAAGATCAAAGAGAACTTGGTTGAGTTCAACCGATTCAAGAATATATTCGGCATCCGCGTTGCCATCTTCGAAGTCGAAAGCGACGACCCAAAGTATTACGAGAAGCCATTCAACATCGATGGCGTCACCGAGGGCTCGTATAAGGGCATGTCTCAGGTCGATCCTTATTGGATGACGCCAATGATGACTTCTGCCTGTACTCAAAACCCGGCAGACAAGCACTTTTACGATCCGGAATATTGGGTCATCAGCGGCAAGAAGTATCACCGCAGCCACCTCTGCATCGCTCGTGGGCCGGCTCCGGCAGACATCTTGAAGCCGACGTACATCTTCGGCGGTATTCCGTTGACGCAGCGCATCTATGAGCGCGTGTATGCCGCTGAGCGTATTGCGAACGAAGCGCCTCTACTTGCGCTCAGCAAACGAACGACGGCCATCCACGTCGACGTCGCAAAGGCGATGGCAAACGAAACTTCGTTTGTCGAGAAGTTGCTTTTCTGGGTCAAGTATCGCGACAACCACGCGGTGAAAGTTCTTGGCAAAGATGAGTCCATGGAGCAGTTCGACACTAACCTGTCAGACTTTGACTCCCTCATCATGAACCAATACCAACTTGTCGCGGCCATCGCCAAAACACCGGCCACCAAGATCCTCGGGACTTCGCCTAAAGGGTTCAATGCAACAGGAGAGTTTGAGACAGTCTCTTATCACGAAGAGTTGGAGTCTCTTCATGAGCACACTTTCGATCCGATGTTGGAGCGCCATTACTTGCTGACTATGAAGTCGATGGGTCACGAAGTCCAAGTGTCCATCGTTTGGAATCCGGTCGATTCGATCTCGACTCAAGTCCGCGCAGAACTTAACGCGAAGAAAGCTGCCGCGCATGAAATCTATGTAAATGTAGGCGCGGTATCGCCAGACGAAGTTCGCCAAACCCTTCGTGATGATTCTACTTCTGGCTATAATCGCCTTTCGGATGAAGAGGCCAACAAAGAGCCAGGTGCGTCGCCAGAGAACTTGGCGGAGTTTGAGAAGGCCGGAGCCGAAGAAAACCGGACGGCAGCAGCGCAAATCAGCGCTGGATTAACACCACGGCCTGTGACCCACGGCAACCATCCAGCGCCAACCGCTATCACGCCTCAACCAACGGTCGCGAAACCGGCACCTAGTGTTACAGAGGGCGTATCTGGGCCTTCGATCCAGACCGGAGTCGTCGAAGGACTCAAGGCGTTGATCGCCAGCTTGAACGAAATGTCAGACAAGCTTCTGCCTAATGGCGTGGACCTGCCAACGCACAACTCGCCTGGAGTCAAACGGACCGTCCAGCCTGGGATTGTAGGCGACGAGCCAACCACCGTGGGCGCGGGAGCCTTGGTGCCTGCTTCAGACCCAGATAACCTTCCGCGCATCAAAATGCACGATATGGTAGCGGTCATCGAGAACCATCGCGGCTCTATTCGCCAAGGAAAGAACGGCGATTGGCAGATCAAGATGGCGCACCACTACGGGTTCATCAAAGGGACGGACGGTGCAGACGGCGACGAGGTTGACTGCTTCATCGGGCCTGACTTGGAATCCAGAAAGGTCTTCGTAGTCAACCAGAAAAAGCAGGATGGGACTTTTGACGAGCACAAAGTGATGCTCGGATTCCACGGACCTATCGAAGCAAAAGATGCTTACCACGCATCGTACAAAGACGGCTGGACCGGCTTCGGATCTATGCATCCGATGGATGTTGACGACTTCAAAGCATGGTTGACCTCTGGCGATTGCAACCAGCCTCTGGGTAACATCTGATGGCCTTCGTGGCGTCCAAAAAACGTGAACGGCGGGCGCCAGAGCCGGTGGGAAGGGGCTCGCCTATCATCCCATCGGCAGCGCTAGAGTCTTGGTATAGAAAGCAACTGAATGGCATGGTTGCTTCTATGATCAAAGAGTATAAGGAGACAATAACAGGCGAGATTAAATCGGAGCAGGGCCAAAGGTTCTATGCCACCGACGCGATATTTGCTGACGCATTCTCTGGAGTCCTCAAAAGCCTTCAACAAAGATGGGGGCGAATCTTTGAAGGTTTCGCGGCCAAGTTGGCGCCGGAGTATGTAGAGAAGGTCGACGGACAGGCCACATCCGCAACTTTGAACAGCCTTAGTGTTGCAGGCGTTAAAGCGCCAATAGCAACTTACAACGCAGGCGTCGCGAATACTTTGAAGGCCTCTGTAGAGTACAACCACACTTTGATAACCGGACTCGCGGCTGACATCCACGAACAAGTCCACTCTGCAGTCATGCTTTCGCTCACCTCTCCTAATCCAGAAGAGCAGGGCACCAACGGAATTAAAGCGGCGCTTAAAAAGGCCGGAATCGACTCTGAAAAGCGAGTCGATTTAATCGTCAGGGATCAGACAAGCAAAATATACAGCGCTCTAAGTGACGAGCGCATGGAACAGAACGGATGCACAGAGTTTGAATGGGCCCACTCTTCGGCCGGGAAAGTGCCGCGCCATACTCACGTTGAGAAGGATGGTCAAATATTCAAGTTGAATGACCCTAGACTATGGGAGGGCCCAAAGGGGGACCAAGGACCGCCTGGATGGGCGATTAATTGCCGTTGCAGAAAGATCCCGATCTTCAGATAGACCACGTGTTGATTGCCGCTATGGAATCAACGAATGCCAAACTAAGTCGAGAAAATCAAATGTACGCAACCGCCAAAAAGTTGCAATTCAGCAATGTCTTTGAAGGTTTCCTGAAGAAATATGATAGACCGGGATTCTTCAGCATTAGATGGGCCGCAGTTGACGTCGTAGTTATCGCCGCAAGTTTGATCGTCGTTTATGCAAAGTAACATGGTTTCGGTGTAATTTACTTTCCTCCAACCGGCCGCAAGTTGGTTGGAGGAAAGTTGGAGGAAAGTAAGAGCTGCGGATTACGTGGGCTCTACACTACTTTCCTACTTTCCCAATAAAAATTGCGTTTTTCAAGAGCTATAAGGAAACGTATATATCAATGTACTACTACTGCTTACTCTATATCCTCTTAAAATTTAAAATAATTAAGGAAAGTAGGAAAGTAGAGTACAAGAACGAGTCAAGCCAGCGGCCTGCTTGACTATTACACCTGTCTGAACTTTCCAAATAACTTTCCACGCGGCAATAACATCAGGAAAGTAGGAAAGTACTGTTAATCTCAATGTATGGCCATACTCTGACGTACAGTCACGGCGACACCGAAAGAGTTTCTGCGACCATTCGAATTAGTTGCCCCTTGTGTAACAGTCGAATATACTCTCCAGCAACTAAGCCAACCGCGAATATGTACGATGCCTACCGCACGCGAAATCGATGACAACGGGTTCTTACTTATCAAGGCATGTCCCATCACGTCATTCGGTATCTTTGATTACTCTGCCGGCCAACTTGGCTTGCCGGGTGATCCTAATCGCATTGTTAAAGTATTCCGGCCTGAGTCCGCAGTAAATGATCCAGCGGCAATCGAGTCGTTTAAAAACGTCCCGTTGATTAATGATCACGAAATGTTGTCAGGCTTTCAAGGCGACAAAGATAGTGCTGCTCCGGAAGACTATGGTGTTTCGGGTATCCTTACTTCAAACGTCTATTATGCCAAGCCATGGATGCTTGGTGATTTGAAAGTGTTCTCTCGTGAGATGCAGGCTCTGCTAAGCAAAGGCAAAAAGGATTTGTCGCTTGGTTACTCCTGTGACTTCGAAGAGAAGCCCGGTGTTTGGCAAGGCCAAGCTTACGAGATTGTCCAAACCAACATGCGCGGCAACCACATCGCTCTGGTTGATGAAGGTCGCGTGCCGGGCGCAAGGGTATTGGATGGTTTATGTTTCGACCATCTCAGTTTTGACTTCAAACCATCCGATAAGGAAAACACCATGCCAAAGTCCCGCAAGACTATGGACAAGGCAGCGCGTGATAGCGCCGTCGAAGAACTGAAAACGCTCGTGCCTGCGTTGGCCAAAGCTCTTGAAGGCTTTCTGGCTGAAGAAGGCGCGGAACCTGAACATCAGGAAGGCGCAGCACCGGCCGTCGCTGCAAGCGCCGCTCCAGCGGCCGAGAATACCGACTCGCCGGCCGAACCAGCCGCTGCCGCTGCTCCTGCTCCTGAAGCCGGCGCGGAGCCTGTCGTAACACCACAGGCTGGCAACGAAGCTGGCGGTGATATCCAGGCCCTGATCGCTGCCGCGAAGACCGCCCTGGCCAACCTGGAGGCCGCAGCATGTCCACCGGGTGCAACCAATGAAGAACTCGCAGCCGACCAAACCGAAGGCTTGCAAGAGCAATCCGCAAACAACGGTGGCGCGGTCGGTACTGACGCAGAAGGCCAAGAGCCGGGTAAAATCAACGATAACGAGGGCGGTGAAATGGAAGGCAACCCAGGCAATAAAGCGTCGGATGCTGCGGTTGGTCGTTTCTACGCTGATCTTGCTGCTAAGACTGGCCTCTACGACCGGCTGTCTAAAGTTGTTGGCGCCTTTTCTCACGGCGGTATGGACGCACGCCAAGTTGCTGTTTATGGCGTGAAGAAGCTCGGCCTCAAATGCGCTGACGGCATGGAACACGTCGCCGTTGATGCGTACCTCGGCGCTGTCGAAGCTGCCGCAAAACGCACCAGCACCCAAGTTAGTGCCAAGGCCGCAGACGCTGCCGTTGGTTGCCCAGAAATCGATGCGTACATCAAAGGTTAATAATCATGACTTTCCAACGCTCCGTCGCCCGTAACTTTCCGGTCGGTTTCCCAGGTGAAATCGTTCGTGATGGCCCAACCCGCGCCATCGCCGCTCGTGTCGCCACCAGCTCCAAAGCAGGCACCCCGCGCTTCGTAGGCAACCGCGTCGGCCACGTGTTCGGCTACGTCGGTGAAGTGCCGGTATCTGGCAAAACCCAGGCCGCTCTGGTATCCACCGTCGAAGTCGGCGGCGCCAACTACGCCGGCATCTTCATCCATCCGAAACACCACGTGCTGCAAGGCACTATCGCTGGCGGTCCGCTCGCAGCATCGCTGGATGTTCCGGACGCTACCGAAATCGAAGTAGCCAACATGGTTACCGGTCTGGTAGTCCAGATCTACAACCACACCAAGGCAGTCAAGACCATCGTTGCTGGCGACGATCTGTACTACGTCTCCACCGCGACGACCGACCTTGAAGACGATCTGATCCTGCCTTTGGGCGCTATCATTTCCGTCGCCAAAGGTGGCGCTGCCCCGGCCGGCTTCACCAAGATCAACGGTCAAGTAATGAACTCCATCTCACTGGTTGCCTCTGCTGTCGGCGCCGTTGTAGCTGGTCTGACCATCATCCAGACCGTTCAATAAGGACTCTGAAAAATGAGCAAGCAAACCAAAACTCTTTCACGGATGTCGGCTCGTAAGGTCCGTCCTCTGGAAATCACCAGCGTTACCGACGCGGCTGTCAGCGCCCTGGCGAAACTCGGCGTCGTGTTCGATCACGCCACCGTGAACACCCAGTTGCGCGCTCTGGCTGATGCAGGCGCCTTCCGTTCCGGCGTGGCGAATGACTCCGCGTTCACCGCGCCGGTCACCTCGGCATCCATCCCGACTCCGATCCAGTTCCTGCAAACTTGGCTTCCGGGCTTCGTAAAGGTTCTGACAGCAGCTCGCAAGATTGACGACATCATCGGCATCAACACCGTTGGTTCGTGGGAAGACCAGGAAATTGTACAAGGTATCGTTGAGCCTGCTGGCGTAGCGACCGAGTACGGCGATTTCACCAACATCCCGTTGGCAAGCTGGAACACCAACTTCGAACGCCGCACCATCGTGCGCGCCGAACTTGGCATGGCCGTTGGTCTGCTGGAAGAAGGTCGCTCTGCGGCCATGCGTCTGAGCTCCGCCGACACCAAGCGCCAACAAGCCGCTGTCGGTCTGGAAATCTTCCGAAACGCAGTCGGCTTCTACGGCTGGAACTCGGCCGCTGGCAACCGTACGTTCGGTTTCTTGAACGATCCGCAACTGCCAGCGTTCACCACCGCGCCGTCCGGTGGCTGGGCTGCCTCCGACTTCAAAGGCATCACCGGCGATATCCGTTTCGCGGTCGTCGCTCTGCGCACCCAATCGCAAGACCAGATTGACCCTGAAAAGGTCGACCTGACTCTGGCCCTGCCGACCTCGAAAGTCGACTTCCTGTCCGTCACTACCGACTTCGGCATCAGCGTTCGCGACTGGATCACCCAGACCTATCCGAAAATGCGTATCGTTTCGGCGCCAGAACTTTCGGGCGCCGACGGCACTTCCGACGTGATGTACCTCTTCGCCGAGGACATCGATTCGTCCATTGACGGTTCGTCTGATAGTGGCGAGACTTTCGCCCAATTGGTACAGACGAAGTTCCTGACCCTGGGTGTTGAAAAACGCGCCAAGTCGTATGTGGAAGACTACGCTAACGGCACCGCCGGTACTCTTTGCAAACGTCCATGGGCCGTGGTTCGCTTTACCGCTATCTAATCCAAGCGGTCTGTACTACAATAAAGGGCGGGCACAACCGCCCTTTATTTCACCCGATGTGATTAGGCTGTAGGGGCTTAATTGCACTAATAACTAGGACTACGAACTATGAGCGTTTACATTCTTTCAACTATGACGGCTGGCGTCAACTATTCATTCTATAAGAACATTGGTGACTTGCCGGTCTTGCAGCACAAAATTCTCGTGCAGGGTGGCGCCGGTTTGGCTTCGCTCCGTAGTGGTTTCGGCGAACAAGGCGAAACTGCAGACGGCCGTCCTTTGTGGACCGCCGATGGCGTTATCACGCCAATCTCCGATGAGAACTGGGAGTTGCTTAAGGCGCACCCGGTCTTCATCAAACACCAACAAAAAGGTTTGGTGAAAGAACTCAACAAAGACCTTCGCGGCAACCACCGAGAAGTTCAGAAGCACGCAGCCGGTATGGAAGTTGACGGGTTCCGTCCGTTGACCAAAGACACCATCGCGAAGAACCTGAAAGTAACCACCGCCTCGGTTCGTTCTGAAGACGAATTCCGCGTGTAAGGAGCAACACCATGGCCGTGTTCGATGCAACTCTATTTCGGGCCCAATTCCCCGCGTTCAAAGATGCAACGAAATATCCGGACGCCCAAATTGAGATGTATTGGGACATGGCCTCACTATTTATTGCTGCTGATGAATGTCCATACCGGACTCTCAGCGGCAAGCATCTTGCGACCGCACTGAACATGTTGACTGCGCACCTTATGTTCTTGGCAGGTCAGACGGCAGGGCCATCCGGCGGTAGCTCAGGTGGCGCCGCGTCAGGAGGGTTCACGACCTCGGCGACCGTAGGCGAAGTTTCCGTGGCTAAGCTGGCCCCTCCTGCCACAGACGGTTGGCAGTGGTGGTTGGCTGGGTCGACCTATGGCCAGATGCTCTGGGCCCTTCTAGACATGTTGTCCGTGGGCGGTATATCCATTGGCGGACTCCCAGAGCGTGACGCCTTCCGCAAAAATGCCGGGGTGTTCTGGTGAGCGTTCCTGGCATAAACCTGCTATCCATCGCGTTCGAACTTATCGGAACGCAGAACATCAAGTACAGAAAGGCGATGGGACGCACCCAGAACTCTCAGTTTCAATGGATTCCTAATTTTAGCGAGTTCTTTGATCTTGAAGTTTCCGTACAGCGAGTGCCGCGCCGTCAATACGTCCAGTACAACCTTGAGTTCCAACGCCAATACGTATCGGTGTTCGCATCGTACGATATGATCGATTTGGAGCGTGATACGTCTGGCGATCAGTTCATTTATAATGGCCGCCTGTATAACTTGGAGTCGCAAGGAACCTGGTTCGCCCAAGATGGCTGGGCCGTCTGCATGGCAGTAGACATTGGACCGGCGCCGCCAGTCCCTCCAGTTACGCCTTGAGGTGCTAGATGCTTGATTCAGAACTTATCATTATCATGGGCGATACAATCAAAAGCGCCATAGATTCGTCAGGGTTTGGTTCCGTCAACCTAGTCCAAAAGGCTCAGCCAACTCAAGAAGGCGTGCCGACTGGACCGACTGTCTTTTTCGAGAAACTCTTCCACCTTGGCTATGGCTGGCCGATGACTAAGTACGTTCAAGATCCAGCAACTTTGAGCTTCACCGAAGTCGTCACCCAGCTAACAGAAACGACTATTCAAATCAGCTCGTTGTCGCGGCAAGATCCAACCTCTTCCAGCGTAATTACCGCCTCGGATTTGGTAAACCACATCAACTTGTTCTTCGCCATGCCGTCCCAAATTGCCAAGTTACTATCTCAAGGCATTAGTATTCTGAAAGTGAAAGAAGTTCGCAATCCATACTTCGAAAATGATTCCCACATATTTGAAGCGCACCCAAGTTTCGATTTAGTATTTACTCACAACGCAACTATCTCCGTCGGAATTCCCGGCATCATCAACGCCATCCCAGACATTCACGTGGTCGCCTAATGATTTCTGGCTCTGCTATGATCAACCGGCATATCGAAGCACTCAAAGCCCTGAAGGGGAAGAGTGTCGAGGCCGGTTGGTTTGAGTCGGCGCAGTATCCATCCGAAGAGGGCAAGCCAGCGAGGTCAGTCGCGGCCAATGCCCGGTTCCAAGAATTTGGCGGGACTATCGACCATCCAGGCGGAACAAAGTATATTACCGATGCAGCGACATCCGAACGAATGTTGGGAACTCGCTTCGTCAAGAACAGCTTTCAGGGCGAGCACAAAGTAACTCAAGCGCACCAGATAGTGGTTCCTGCTAGACCGTTCATGCGACTTGCTTGGTCGACGTTTAATGCAAATCGTGGCCCTATTCAAAAGAGGATTGCCGCTGCTTTAATTAGCGGAAAGATTACTCCTGATCAAGCTCTAGGGCAAATCGGATTAGAGCTTGAGGCTTGCATTGTAAAGAGCATAAGAAATGGTAATTGGGCGCCCAACGCCAGATCAACTGTTTCGGCAAAGGGATTTGACAAACCGCTTATTGAAACGTCATTCATGTGGCAGTCGGTAAGCAGCAAAGTTTTCTAACTAGGAGTCACAAACGTGATTAGTCAAAATCGTTATATCAGGATTGTGTCTGGCGTTGGCGCGGGGACTAGTGTCGCAGAACGCAAGCTCATCTTGCGCTTGATTACCAAGAACGCAGTCCTTCCGCCTGGCATCGTCGTCGAGTTCTCCAGTGCGGATGCAGTCGGCGCCTACTTCGGATTCCAATCGGAAGAGTACAAGCGGGCTGCCGCTTACTTCAAGTTCATCAGCAAAAACATCACCTCGCCTCGTACTTTGAGCATCGCTCGTTGGGTTGATGTTGCAATCGCGCCGATGATCGTTGGCGATGCATTTGCCAAAGTCCTTTCGAGCTTCGCAGGCGTCAGCACCGGCACCATGACCGTTAACGTCGGCGCCGTCGTAGTGCCTGTTACCGCCGTTAACCTTAGCGCGGCCGTTGACCTTACTGACGTCGCGTCCAAGATCCAAACGGCACTCCGCGCCACCGCGAACGCCCAGCTGGCGACTTGCACCGTTACGTTCAACACCAACACCAATCAGTTCGTCCTGACCGGCTCGACCACCGGTTCAGGCTCGTTGTCGGTAACGGCCACTGAGCTCGCAACCGACATGTCCCAGATCCTGGGCTGGGCGACTGGCGGCACCACTCTGGTAGCCGGTCAAGCGGCTGATACCCCGGCCGTTGCCGTCGCCAAGACCGCAGGCATCAGCAACAACTTCGGTTCGTTCGTCCACATGGCTTCGTTGACCAACGACCAAATCAAGGAAGTTGCCGAGTGGAACGCAACTCAAAACAACACGTACTTGTATAGTGTTCCGACCGTACTTACCAACCTGGCAACTTTGTTCGGGTTGATCAAAGGGTTTTCCGGCGTCGGCATCACCGTTCTTTCGTCAACCGCGCCGAACGACTACGCCGAGCAATCGCCGTGCGAAATCCTGGCCGCGACGAACTTCAATGATTTCAACTCCGTCAACAACTACATGTTCTACCAGTTCGCTGGCCGCAACATCGTAGTCAGCGACGATCCGACCGCCAACACCGCAGACAAGAGCCGAGGCAACTACATCGGCGTCACGCAGATGTCCGGTCAACAACTCGCGTTCTATCAGCGCGGCATTCTCTGCGGCGGTCCTCAAGACGCAACTGACATGAATACTTACGCCAACGAAATGTGGCTGAAGTCGGCGCTGTCCGGTCGCATCATGTCGTTGTTCCTGGCAGTAGGCTCCGTGCCGGCAAACCCATCCGGCGCGTCGTCCATCTTGGCGGTGATTCAGCCGATCCTGTCCTTGGCAGGCGATAACGGGACGTTCTCTGCCGGCAAGGTGATTGATGAGGTACAACAACAGTACATCACCCAAGTCACCAATGACAAGAACGCTTGGCGCCAAGTGCAAACCATCGGCTACTGGTTGGATATTACTTTCTCCAGCTACGTCAATGAAAATACCCTCCTGACAGAGTGGCAGGCAACTTACAAGTTGATCTATTCCAAGGGCGATTCGATCCGCTTCGTCAGCGGCTCTAACATCATGATCTAACCCGATACAAGCGCGATTGGCATTTGGCTTATCGCGCTTGTTCGGTTATAATCGGGACAATCAGGAGTACAAACCATGACCATCATCGTTTCGGCGTTTGGCCTTAGCGCGCACATTATCGCAAGTAAGACCTTTCCGAACGGGTTCATTTTGACCGAGTTTGCTGATGACGCAGATCCGCTCGACAGCCCGGACTTCCAAGCAGCCGATACCGCCAGTGGCCTCAACGGCGACATGTTGGTTTGGTCCAAAGCAGGCGGCATTGAGATTGCGGTTAACGTAATCCCAACCAGCCCTGGCGACGACAATTTGGATGCTCTTCTGGACGCCAACCGCAATGGCAAAAACAAGTCCAGCGCTCAGGACGCCATTGGCATCGTCTTCACCTACCCAACCGGCCAGCGCGTTATCTGCGCCGATGGCGTGATCCTGTCCGGGCCTATGTTGCCGCAAGTGGCCGGCTCCGGTCGTCTGAAGACTCGCCTGTATCGCTTCAAATTCGAAAAAGTCACAAAGTCTAAAGTGACTGCGTAATGGTTAAAATTCCGCTGACATCGACGCCTAATCAATCGCTATCATTCAACTTGGATGGTGCCTATTGGAAGCTTCACATCTTCCAAGCGGTCAACCTCATGTATCTGGATATTTCCAGAAACGGCGAAAGTGTTATGATGGGCTCTCGGTGCCTCGGCGGAATTCCACTTATGCCTTATAAGTACATGCACTTGCCGAACTTCGGCAATTTTATTTTTGACTCTGATGCAGACTGGACTTTGTTCGGTGACTCCTGCAATCTTTATTATTTATCCGTTGACGAATACGCTGAGTATTCTGCTCTGTCGGGGTTGTAACATGTCAACTACCAGCATAAAAACTGACGAGAACAACGACATACTACTAGACCTGGGCGGCAACTTGATACTAGTTACCGACCTGGAAGCTTGTACTCAAGATGTACGTGCACAAACTCTAATGCGGACTGGCGAGGACATTTACAACGTCAAGTCAGGCGTTGGATACTTCGAATACATATTCACCCCGCAACAAAACCACGACGAAGCTAGGCGCTCATTGGTGAATGCAATTTTGTCTTCGCCGGACGTAACTAGCATCGACCGTTTGAACATTGACATTCAGGGCGACGTATTCAACTACGAAGCTCGGATACTTACCCTTCACGGACCTATGACGGTGAAATCAAAATGAACGGCACTATCCTGATTCAAAGCGCATTTGGCGTACTCTCATCCTCGGTGGACCCTGCCAAGATTTACAGCGAGCCGCTGCCATCCTTCAACCCTCTGCCTGAAGAATTCCCGTCCAACCCTCTGGGCGACTCCGACCTCCGCGACCACTTCGCTGGCGCGCCGGACCACGCTGACGGCAAGATCGACATTCCGAACATCGACGCGCCAACTGGCACGGGCGACGCCCCTGGCTCCGACGTAGCGTCTGACGCTGCAGTGTCCGCTGAGGCAGAAGCGCCAGTCGCGGCTAAAACCACCGCAAAATCCGCCAAGTAAGGGCCCACAATGATCGACGTCAGCGGATTTGGGACAGGCATTGTAGTCCTTTCGCTTCAATCGTTTCCGTTTGGCTTCCAGCTGAAGCAATTCGCTGACGACGTCGATCCAATCTCTGCCAAAGAGGTTGACGCAATTGGCTTTGAAATGCTTTACGATGGCGACCTATTCGCATTCGACAAAGCAGCCCCTATCGAAGTCTCTGTAGGCGTTATTGCAGGATCTGAGGATGATATCAACCTTAAGATCCTGCTGCAGAGCAAGAAGGGCAGCGCATCCATCCTGCCGCTGCCAGACATCACCTCCATGGTGATAACGTATCCTGACGGAGGTAGGGTGATCCTATCCAAAGGGACCATCCTGCGTGGCCCCCTTGTCGATACGGTCCTCGCCACCGGCCGAAAGAAAGGCAACACATACACATTCGTTTTCGCGGCCTTCACCGGCGCGCAATCCGCCAAGCAGTTCGTCGGCGGCCTATTCCAGAGCGCTGCGGAGCTCATATAATGGCAGGCAATATTATATCTGCCATGCTGGCGAAAGCCGCATTCAGAATTCGTAATCAAGCACTCGGTCTGGACTCGGCAACGACCTTGAAGATAACCAGGTGCGTCATAAGGCTCAGCGCAGAACCGCAACGCCACATGCTGGAGGACGGATCGACTTATATAGATACTCGAATCATCAAGCCAATACGAATCCACGTTGATGCAATCGCTCCTGATGTAGACTCTTTGATTCAGATCAATGCGGTGGCGAATGACCGGAAATCTCTTTTCCAGATATCGTCTCGCGGCCTGGTAATCCCGGACATGATGATCGATGCAGAGTTGATGAATCAAAACGGAGAGAACATTTCATCAACCGTCATGAAGCTATCGTTCAAACAGATCATCATCGAGAAAGGCAGCCAAATATTCCTGGCTCATTCGGCCGATGCAAGTCTGCTGGAGCGTGGCCAAACATTAATGAGTGATACTGCCGATACCGTTTCTGGCCTTTACGACAAGGCCTCAAGTGCCATTGACAAGGTTATACAATAATGGCTAGCTCAATTCTCGGCGCAATCTTTGGTACCAATCCGTTCACCATAACGAACGATGATGACTTTCTTCCTGTGAACTACGCCAAGGAACTTCAAATCATCGGCGTTGAGTTCCTAGTTAGCTCTGCCGTGACGGATCACCCAATCTCTATTGGGGCCAACTTGCAAGCTCCTGACACCAACTTCGTAAACTTGTTTGATATCGACATCGAGAATGGAAAGATAATCCAGCCGACCAAGATTCGAATTAAGTGCATGTGCAGCGACCTGACGGCCGTCGAAAGATGGATGCTTTATTTCATAGACACAAGGTTGACTTTCACCATAACATCTAAGTCCATCATAGCCGATAACATGATTATGACGGATCTGACTATCACCCAAAGTACAAATTCAATTTCCGCCTCAGAACTATTGTTTGAATGGGAGCAGGCCGGTCTGAAGAAAATCGACAAGTTCGAACCTACAGACGCAACCAACGAATCGACGTATGGCGTCAGAATTCAAAAGCCAGAAAGTACCATAGGCGACAGCCTTAGCTTTATCGGCGACGAGTTGACTTCAGCAGCCAAATCCCTTTACAATAAAGTCCAAGGTATCATTTCGAGCATCCTATGATTGAAATAGTAAGCACTTCCGGCCAACTAAAGTACGTTGTCGTGAGACACTTCGGGGCTCTTGAGGGCTGGGAGATTCAACGCCGGTTCATTGAGTTCGCGGCAAGTCGCGACGCCAAGTTTCGCCGCGACTTTACGATGGAGATTCTGTCGTATGCTACGGTGGTGTTTGCTGACCGTGAACTTCCACTTTCTACTGATGCGTTGATTGACAACCACCTTGAAAGTTGGGAGAATATTCAACGCGTGTTTGAAGGGGTTCTCACCCACAACGGCATTGATCCGAAAACGCACGCCGACAATCCTCAGTTCTGGTCTAATGCAGGGGCAGAAATGGCAATTTCGTTTATTGCTGAATGCACCAAGTTGATGGGTCCTGCTTTCGAAGTTGTTGCCAAGTCCGGCGCCGCGCCTGAATAAGAGCATTTAATCTCATGTCGGAAATGGACAAATTCGTTCTACAGTATACCGTAGAAATGAAAGACGCAATCACCAGGTTGGAGCAACTAAACCAACGGGTTGACATCGTCACCAAGCAAACCAGCAAAGCCGGCAAAGAGTTTACCGAGTTCTCAAAAGGCGCGACCGACGAAATAGGAAAGTTGATTCCTGGAGTCGATAAAGTCTCTGGCGCGGTCCGGCTAATGTCCGCAGAGTTCGCATTGGCAGGCGCGGCCGTTGCCGTGCTCGCTATCGGCGTCAAATCCGTCGTCGACCTCCGCGAGCAATACGGCACACAGCGCGTAGCCGGTATGTCAACAGGCGTCTCTGCCACTCGCATGGAAGAGTACCAACGGAAGTTCGCCAAGCACTCCAACGGCAACGTCGACCGGGCCCAAGCCTCGACTGAGATCCAGAAGCTATCCGAGAAGCTCCAGGCCGCGTATGCCGACCCAACGCGTATGGGAACGGAGGCGCGCACCTTCCGCCTGCTAGGCGTTAACGTAGGCGAGCGAGGCAAGGACAAGACGCCTTTCAACGAGTCTCTGACGACGCTGGCCGATAAGTTCAGCAAGATGAAGCCGGAGCAAGTACAGGGCATCGCAAAAGCAATCGGTATGAACGAGGACTTTGCGCTAACCCTGCAGCGCCTAGGCCCTTCGGTCGGCAAGATCACAGAGTTGACCGTTGACGAAATCAACAAGCGCCAAACCGCCGAAGAGTCATTGAAGAAATTCAACACAGAAATGAATAACTTCAACACCAAGATGAACGAGTTGGAAGTGACTTTGGGTCAGAGATTGATCCCAGGATTTACCGCACTAATCGACATCATCAACAAAACTATTCACGCATTACCAACCGTCAAGGGCAAAGTTCAATCGGCAGGCCTTAAGCACGGCGTGGACATCGAAGGAAGTTTGGACAAGTTTTCAAAATCAAAGATCGGAGAGGCATTGCTGCGGACTAGTTTCGGAGGAAATGTTTTTCAAGGAAGTAACAAGCTTGGCAACTGGCTTGGCAAGAAGTTCTACGGAGAGGCCCCAAAGAGCAAACCGGTCAAGCGCACCCCGCAGCAAGTCGCGGCCGTCACCAAAGCAACTGAAGACGCCAAGTCAGCGCCGGCAACCAAGGTGCTTTCCAAGTCCATTGATGCCATGGTCGATACGCTTGACCAGACCAACCGGGACGCAACCAATAATGCCGCGAATATGCAACAAGCAATCAACATGTTCGCTGGCGCCGTGTCTACGTTCTCTAATGCGATTGACGAGAAGCAAGCCTGGGCGGCTTGGGCCGGCGAGGTTGGTCGCGCTGGCGGGCTGGCCCTACCTGGTGAGTCAGGAGGCTTACTGCCACAGGCCAATGTCCCAGGGCTGCCCGGAACCAACAAGGCGCTTGGCTACAACCCAGAAACTCAATATGACAAGTTTTACGAGCGAGAATCCAAACGGTCCAATGTCCCTGTAGATCTTCTGAAGGCCGTTACTCGTGAAGAAAGCCAATTCAACCCGAATGCCGTAAGCGGAGTTGGCGCACAAGGGCTTATGCAGGTAATGCCGGCCAACAAGAAGGGGACCGGGACGACCGACCTTTTTGACCCAGAGCAGAACATCAAGGCAGGCGCTCAGATCCTTGGCGAGAACCTTAAGCGGGCCGGCGGCGACGTCAGGACCGCTTTGCTGATGTACCACGGCGGCCTTGACCGAACTAACTGGGGGCCGAAAACTCTTTCATACCCAAACAAAGTTCTGGGCGAGAATACTCAAGGCAAGGGCGAAACTCGCAACAAGATACAACTAGCGACAGTCCAGCAAAACGTCGCGTCGCGCCTCGGAGTTCCCATTAAGCAACTTCAACAGGGTGGCGTTAGCAAAGGCGATGTTGAATGGACCACTTCGCAACTTAAGGCTGGTGTTGAAAACCAAATCTTCAACATCAACAAAGAGCTGATGACCGTTGGATTGCCGCAACAAACTCGCTCCAAGCTACTTACCGATTTGCGCGAGCAACAAAGCGGTCTGAACATGCTGAATAAATACTCTCCAGAGGTGGACGCCAAGTCCATGGCAGGAGGCCGTAGCATCACCATCGGCGAACGCGCAATCGTCATCAACGTCGCGGCAGCTAAAGATCCAAGTACGACGGCGCAGATTATCGAAGGCCACCTGCAGAACAACTTGGGTGATATCGTCAATGGCGCGGTTGATGGAGTTAAATACTGATGCCACTTAACAGGCGGTTACTAAAAGTCACCTTGGCGATGCCAGGTGGCGACGTCATCATTGACGAAAGTCTCCAGTTGAAAGTTCGTATTCACAAGGCCGCGCTGTCAACGCAAAACAGGGCGGCCATCGAAGTAACCAACTTGAATACGCAACTTCGCGAGCAACTTCTGTCACAGTTCACCGCATGGAACAAGCGCCAAGTAGAGTCCGGACGCACCGCCCAGAACTGGCTTGATGTCAAGATCGAGGCCGGGTATTATATTGGTTTGGATAAAAAGAATACACAGTCATCGGTCATATTCGTCGGGCAAGTCGCTTTAGTTGAGCCGACCTCTCCACCACCGAACATCGGCGTTCGTCTCACTTGTTACTCGCGTCAGATCGATAAGACGACTTTCATCACCGAAAGGGCGCCGTACAAAACGACATTCAAGAAGTACGTTGAGTGGGCTGCCGGTCAGATGGGCTTCGGAACATCGTTCATTTGCGACACGTCATACAACGACGTCGAGATTTTGAACCCGGCAAGGTCCATCCACACGGTAGCCGGCCTTCTGCCAGACATCCAAAGTTACTACCGGCCGGACGTCGCGGCGTTCGTCGATGACAACGTGTTGATAGTCAAAGACCGATCAGCAGTAATTAACAAGGACCAAGTATCGTTGCTGGATAGATTCATCGGAATCCCAGGCTGGACTGAATGGGGCGTAGAGTTCACCGTGATGTTCGATCCTACAGTTAGGTTGGCGCAGGCGGTCTTCTTGATGTCAAAGATGAACCGAAGCTTGAATGGTGCCTATGTCATGATGGAAATCGAATACGACCTAACGAGTCGCGACAAAGCGTTTTATTTGAAAGGAGGCGGCAGCCCGCCGGCCTAAATGTCCAGAAAGTCAAGAGAGTTTTCAATGTTTGGCGTCGACTATAGGACGACTCAATTCTCAGCAAGTTCCGGTCTGGAAGTAATGGAGGAACTAAAAGAGATTCACCCATGCTTGATGCTTGCGCACACCGAAGTAAGCACCGATGATGGCTGGTTGCAACTTAGTTCAGGCCGCAATATAGATTTGCACGTGAAAGATGTGATCGGTATCATACCTCCGTCCAGAGTACTTTATGCTTTGACCGGGTTGGTTAATGAATTCAGCTTCGGGTTCTTAGATGGTTGGACAGGCATTCGCGTTCCTCCGCGCTTCTTGGCCGGTTTCAAATCTGTAAGTAGCGCGAACTCCCAGCCGTTAATATCCCAACTGGTCCAAGACGGAGTTGCTGACCTTCGTAGTCTTCAAGAATATTATTCCCTTGAGGATGCATTCAGGATGTTTGATATTGTAATGGCAAAAGGCGTGAACGAAGCGCTAGCAAACGAGGCCGCATCCAAGGCCAAGTAAGCCTTTACTTGATAAACATCGCGCCGCTATAATAGTGCGATACACTTAGCGACGCGGTACTCTCGCATGGAAAAATTATATCCACTAACGGCAGCTGTCTCTTCTGATAAGAAGCGAATGCTGTCGGCCATGGATTTGATGATTCGCGGCAATGCACTTCGCACTGATGGCCTAATACCGGCAGAGGTCATGCAGTTTGATCGCGAGACTAACGTGGCGACTGTACGTCCGTTAATCATGTGGGTTGACGTTCAAGATCAGTCCATCCCTCGTGTCGAATTTGCTGAAATAAACGTACTGTCCCTAGGGGCTGGCGGATTTCACATAAGCTTTCCCCTCAAGCAAGGAGATATCGGTTGGATCATGGCCTCAGACCGTGACCTTTCTCAATTCAAGGCGACTTTGAAAGAGGCCAAGCCAAATTCCGGACGTTGCCAAAAATTTGAAGATGGCTGGTTCATACCTGATGTATTCCGTAACTATGCCATCAGCGCGGAAGATGCAGGCGCGATGGTTATTCAATCGACTGATTCTGCAACTCGCATTTCCATTCGCGGCGATAACATCAAAATCACCTCCCCGGTCAAAGTCACCGTTGACACTCCGCTTACGGAGTTTACTGGTGACGTAAAGATCGATAAAAAACTTCAAGTGGTCGATACGGTTACGATGAACAAAGATGCTGTCATCGCAATTGACGCGACGATTGCCGGAATCAGCGTTAAAGGCCACGGTCACACTTCTTCTGCACCAGGCACCAGAACTTCAGGCGGGATGCTTACATGACAGCAAAATACGTTTACATCACCGACACCGGCATCCTGAATGCCGACACCTTGGACGTAAAGACCGACGTGGAAGAGGAATGGAAAGGCGCTCTTGGCCAGAACCTGAACGTCGCCGCGAGTACGGCACAAGGGACTCTGATTGCCAATGAAACATTGGCACGCACCGGTGTTATGAAGAACAATGCCGAGTTAGCTAACGTAATTAACCCGAACTATGCGTACGGTCCGTTCTTGGATGCCACTTGCGCCTTTCTCGGCATTGAGCGCGGGAAGGACCAATCTACAGTAGCGACTGGCGTCAAAATTCTCGGAAACTCACAGACTGCCATTCAGAAAGGTTCACGAGTACAGACGCCAAATGGCGACATATTCCAGTTGACGGATGACGTCATCATCCCGATTGGCGGCGTCATAATGACGTCGCTCAAGTCAGAACAATTCGGTGATGTAGCGTTGCCGATTGGCTCGCTAAAAATCATTGATGGATCGATTGGCTGGGGCTCGATTCTAGTCGAGGTCGGCACGTCAGTATTCCCTGGGTTTCGCGCCCTTCAAGATCCGAGTCTAAAAAACTCGCGAAACAACCAACTCGCCATCCAAGGGCGCGGCAGCTCCGAGGCCATCAAATCCTTGGTCAGTGCCGTGCCCAACGTAACATCGGTTAGCGTGGTTGAGAACAATACCGGCGCTGCCGGCGTGGTCAACGGCGTAACGTTCACCCTGCCAAATGCCGTGTGGGTCTGCGTGGCCGGAAACCCAAACCCGGCAGACCTTGCCGCTGCACTCTATCAGGCTCACCAGTCCAGCTGTCCTTGGGATTTTGGCGATGTCGGGCAAGGTGTGAAGGTGGATTCGCCGTTAGGAACTGCCGTCAACGATCCGTCCACTGGGCTTCCGTACCGGGTCAAGTCCACGACGCCAATCAAATACGACACCTATGTCAAGGCCAACGTCAGCCAAGGCTCTAGCGCGACATCGCCGGTAGAAGCAGTTCAAAACGCAATCATTCAATATGCATCCGGCAAAACCGCAGGAGAGCAAGGATTTGTAGTTGGTGCGAGCATTTCCGCATTTGAGCTCGGCGGCGCGGTGTCACGAAGCCTGCCAGGCCTTTACATCAAGAGCGTGTCAGTTGCCGTGGTGTTGGCCGGGGCAGCCGCGCCCGCGCCCGGAGCCTACTCGACAGAGGCCATTCTGAAGCCGTTTGAGCAAGCCCAAATTTCCATCGGTAACATCCAGGTGAACTTGGTATGATGACGCCATTCAACGGTAATCAGGAGCAGGCTTTAAAGTGGCTTCAGAGCCAAGCGCCTGGCATACAACAGCTAGTTAAATCCAAGGCCGCTTGGTACGATCAATTCCAGAGGCAATTTTGGGATGATTGGAAAGTAAACGTATTTGACATTCGCACAGCCAACTCTTTTGGCTTGATGATTTGGTGCATAATCTTAGGAGTTCCGGCGGGCGGTTTTGGTCTTTATCCAACTTCGCAGGCTTGGGCTTACGGGCCAAACAGACAGAACTTCGTATATAGCGGCGCCGACCCAAGCATCCCAGTTGGAAATCGATCAACTGGCGGCAACTTCTTCGGAGGTGGAAGCTCAGAGATCCTGGACATTAATGAGATCCGTAATACTTTGCGACTTCGATATGTCGCAATTGTGAACAACGGAAGCGTAGCGTTCATCAACAAGATGTTGCGTTACATATTCAATGACGATGAGCCCTGGGACTTTCCTGGAGGTCGCTACTTTTACTTGGCGGATTGTACTTGCGAGCATGGCACGGCATTGCCAGCATTCCAGATGGAATATCGAATTGGGCCTGCAATGAACTTATCGCCGCAACTTGTAAACCTATACAATGATCCTAAGATGGGTATTGTGCCTTCATCTGCAGGAAGTAAAGTGACTGTCATCCAGGAGTGAATGAATGATTACCCCAGATTTGATTATCAAGCCTTTCGCCGATAGTGCATCAGGCCCGAACATCCAAACCCCTCCGCAGACATCTCCGACGGGGTTTGTCAACTTCACGGATGGATATACCAGCTCGTACGAAATTGCCTTGGCATCCGGCAACCCTCAAGCAAAGGCGGTTGAGCGCCCTGTCCAGAACTATCTGTTCAATGCCCTGTCCAAGAATGCCAATGCGTGGCAAGCCCAAGGGATTCCGCCGTGGTACTCCGGTATGATTGGCGGGTACATCAAAAACGCCCAAGTCCTTCGTGTGAACGGAGCCAACACGTTCATCTATCGATCACTTGCTGACGGTAACGTCGCAGACCCAGTAGGCAACCCGACGTTGTGGGAGTATGTACCTACTGCTGCCGAGGCCCTTAAGAACGTCCCTATGCCATCCGGCGGGCCTGGCGGGCCAACTGCCGCAGTCATATCCTTGCCAATCGACTTCAATTTGATTCTTAGCGGAACTTTTGAAGTCAAGACGGCTGCGATTCTTGCTGCATCTGCAAATTCACCGGACTCTCCTTATGGGGTGAATTTCGGCCAGGGCATGCTGGAGGCAATCACCTGGGATACCGGCGCCGGGAACATGACCGTCCAGCGATTCACCGATGCATCAGGCGCTACGTCAGTCCGGTCCGGGTTGAATGGCACATTCACGGTTTGGTTGTATAGCGCGTCGTATGTCGATATTCAAAGTGCAGAGTCCATTTCCGCCAACATGGCAGGCGGGCCAATTACGTATACGGCCACGCTATCTCCTAATCCTGGTGCTTTGTTCATGGGAATGGAAGTTCGTTTGCTGGTAAACGCAACCAGCGGCCTGAACCCAACGCTGAACTTGAATGGCCTTGGCGCCAAGCCAATCGTGGGCGGCGCGAACCTTGGGTTGAAAGCCGGGGAGTTGACGGCAGGCCGAATGGTCTCTTTAATCTACTCGTTGACGAGTGGCGGCCGCTGGTGCGTATCTGGGCAATCCGCAGGCCCTATCCAAATCGATGCAGCAACAGCATTGAACCACTCGGCCCAAGTGGACCAAGTGCAGCACGACTCGTACAACTACGCGCCGGACACCAACTCTGGCTCCGCAGCTAACCAATATGGGGCCGTATACGTCCCGGCGGTCGCGACGATAACGCCTGGCTTGACACTTCGATTCTCTGCGCAGACAACCAACACGGCCGCAGCGACCTTCGGGCCGAATGGCATTGCAGTAAAGCAGATCCTTGACTTGAACCACGCGCCACTTCTGCCTGGCGCCATCATTGCAGGCGGCGTTTGCCAGGTCATATTCTCGGTTCCGTTGGATGCGTGGATTTTGCAATACTCAACAGGCGTTGCTGCCGTTGCGCAAGCCACCGAAACCAAGTTGGGATTGGCAGAACTTGCGACTCAAGCCGAAACTGACGCAGGCGTCGATGACCTTCGTATCGTCACGCCGAAAAAGCTTCGGTGGGGCGTTCGATTCTCGGCAGGGATAAATGGATACTTGGCGCTGCCATCGTGGATGGGTGGATTCATTCTGCAATGGGGGACCACGCCGAATATATCTGCCGGCGGTAACTTACAGGTTGGTATGAATACTCCATTCCTCGTAAGTAGTCTTTGTGCCGTTTGCATGGCGCAGTATTCAAGCTCACCGAACTCTGGATATATGATTTCCATCTACGGGCGAACGCTTACATACATGCTTTTCTATAACTCTAACACTGCCGTGGCCAACTCTGCCACTTGGTTCGCGATAGGCGTCTGAGAATGAAAATTACCAAAGAAGTTTTGATTTTGGGGTCCGGTTGCTCTCCTTTGGCAGCAACCAAGTGGCTAATGCCAATCCAAGCGGCCATGGACCAATTCGCCATCAACCGTCCAAGTCGTATCGCGGCCTTCCTTGCGAACGTCGGCGTTGAGTCTGGCGGTTTGACGGCTACCGTCGAGAACTTGAATTATAGCGCTGAGACCATGGCAAAGGTGTGGCCTGGGCGTTACGCGACGAATCCCAAGGCAAAGTATGCCGACCGTCTTCCAAACGCCCTAGCGATGTCTCTCAACCGCAAGCCGGAGTTGATCGCCAACGAGACGTACTGCGACCGCAACGGCAACGGACCGAAGGAAAGTGGCGACGGCTGGAAGTACATCGGTCGCGGCCTTATCCAGATAACCGGGCGCTCTAAATACTCGGCGTTCTCAAAGGCAGTCGGGATTGACGTCATAAGCTCGCCTGAGAGAGTGGAAGAGTTGGCCTTGGCCGCGCAGTCGGCTGCGTGGTTCTTCTCGTCAAATGGCTGCAATGAAATGGCAGACCGCAACGAGATTAGCCGGATTATCCAGACCATTAACGGTGCACTTCCTGGCGAGGCCAATCACGGAACTCTCCGTATCACTCGATACAACTCGACCAGACGAGCCCTAATCTAGTCAAACCGCAGACAATAAAAAGCCCTCTTGATTGAGGGCTTTTTATTACTTCGCTTCCGGGAATTCAACTTTGTTGTCTGTTTCAACTTTTGTCGTGTTACTTCCAGGCTCAAACTTCAACGTCGGGAACTCACGCGGGGTATAAACGAACGGATCAACAACTTCAGGCTCAGCAGGCCCTTCCATTGCGGTGTAACTGCCAACCGAAGCAATTACGCCGATCAGAACTGCCCGCAACAACTTGTCCTTCACCGACTCGCCAATGACTCTGACGAGTAAAGCAAGAAGTTCATCCAGCAACTTCTTATCAGTCCGACTCATCGGACCTCCACGCGGCCGTCTAAAGCTCATATGTCACCTATATTTATAATCTGGATATCCTGGTTGGTTAATGGAAGTTTGCGGCTAGTAGCCCATCGCTATTATAGCCGGCTTAGACAGCCGCGTCCCACATAAATTCCGTACAAAGTAAAGGCCCGTGGATGGGCCTTTAACGTACACCGTACAGCTACTTTCGGATTGGACTGTCGAGCGGTTGCCCGTGCGAATCCACGATGGCATGTTCGTTTCCTGGGACGTCCGGAGTCGCGGCTAGCAATCCGACCGCCACAGCCCACCAGTACCAAGCCATGTTCAGAACCAGCCTATCACCGTAGCCTTCGTGGTCCCGCAGAGCCCGAATACGAGCAGGAGACGTCCCAAGCCGTGCCGCGAACGAAGCCTCAAAGCGTAGGCGTTCATCCTCGATCAAATCAGCACGACTCGGAGCGCCGAACATCACCCGAAAATCAACCAGAGGACAAAGCCAACGAAAATCATAGTGGCGACTTTATGCAAAAGCTTCGCGGTATTCTCGTCCATCATTCACCTTCCGTTTTATCAAAGCGCGTACGAGCATAGCGCGGCTCGCGCAACAGACCGTTTGTGGACTCGCCCAGGGCGTGCACTTCGATGATGGAGCCAACACCGCCGTCCGCTTGGGTAGGATTTGCCCAGATTGCCTTGCGTTGTTTATCGGTCAACTTGCCGCCACCTACCAGCTGAGGCTTGCCGTTATAGGTGCACTCGTACGCGCCGAGCATGCCAACAAACTTGCCTTTGCCTTCTACCAGCCCTTCAACCTTTAGGTCGACGCTGAGGATGTCTTTGTCCTTCAGGATGGTGCCGCAAGAGCCAGCGCCTGCCGTCCAGAAGCCGGTTCGGGATTTACGCATGAAGCCGTCGATGGCAAATATCTCGCCATGTTCATCCTGGCGCTCAGCCACGTAGGCGACGCACTCGGCCTTGGTACGGGCAGCGAAGGCCTTATCAAATAGATGGCCATAGCCGAACGTCTTAAGGGCGAATACGGTATCGGCAACGCGTTGGGCGCGAACGTCATAGGTCGAATAATTCACGCCTTTCATGAATGCCTCAAGAGGTACGTGGTCGAAAACGATGGCCTTGAGGGTATACGGCTCACCTTCTTTATGGCCACGGCGGAAGTCGCCATTCATGACGCTGTGGATGGAGGTCGGATTCCAACCTTCCACAAACAGAACGAAGTTGTCTGCGGCAACGGCTTCCATCGCACGAAGTTGACGATCCATCGCGCCTGCAATCGGCTCGCCCTGGCGCGAGAACCCGTAAGCCTTACCAGCGGCCTTTACCAGAATGCCATGGCAACCGTCATACTTTACTTCCCAGACGTCATCGAGACGTTCGGCAACTGCCGCTGTGACAGAAGCCGAAAGATTGCGCGGCTCGATTGCTTTGTGAACTAGATTTTTGCGAACTGGAAGCGAAAAAGACATTCTGACATCCCTTATTTCTGGGTAAAGAAAAGCCCGAACGAATCGGGCTAGTCGGTAAGGTTGATATTACTCGCTCTTTTGAGCGCCGTCTACCAGAATTTGACGCTCGACATCCAAATTGCGATTATTGGCGTTGAATGCCGTGAAGCCATTCGGGAATCGCGCTTTGAGTTTGTCGATGTTGACCGTTTGCACGTCTTCGAACGTCTTGCCGGCTACGCGGAGCACCGCAGCGTCATACCACAAGCCGTCGCCGACTTCTTCCAGGATGTTAGGCAGATCCAGCTCGGTGCCGTTATCGAGGGCGTTGAGGATAGCTTCCAACTTCTCACCGGCTTCGGTTGCGCCGCCGATGAGGCCGTGGATCAGACGTCGACCGTCAACCATCTTCATGCCAGGAGGCGTCAGGGTGAAGTCGATGTTTTCTATGGTAGGACCAGAGCCAGGTTCGATTTCGCGGCCGTAGAAAAGGGCCTTTTTGATCCGGTCCAACTCTTCCAGAGCACGAACTGCTTTGTGCAGGACCAGGATGAAATGGGACTTCGCGATGTTCGCGCCGTGCCATTGGTCGGACATCGTGACGTTGGCGAGTTCGATGTAGGTTGGCGCGGCGCGACCTTCGGTTACTTCCGGGTTCAAATCAGACACGGTTAATTCCTTGGAAAGAGGCCCGTAGGCCTCAGTTAACGGGATGGTTGATTAGAAGCCTTCAGCGTCCTGCGGCTTGCTGCCGTCGCCACCGGATTGGTCGCCCTGGGCGCTCGCAGCATCGGCCTTCGCGTAATCGGCCTTGACTTCGCCACCGACAACTTGCGTGAAGAACTCTTTGGCTTCTTTGTAGAGGTCCGCTGTTTGAACGGTGCCAGTCAGTTCGAAGTCGACGCCAGACCACGAGCCGCTGTCGTTCGAACGGCCGGACGACGTAACCTTGACGATGTTCGCGAAGGTTGGCGGCGTGCGCATGCCTTGCGGAGTTTTGACCTTTTTCTGCTGGAGAGCGGTCATCAACTTTTTGGACGACTTGATCTGGGATGAAGCCAGAGACAAGATGGCGCGGCCATACTCGCCAGTTTCGCGGTCCAGAACGATCACGAAGTGCGAACGGGTGTCAGAGTAGTAATCGTTTTTCTTCTCGACAATCGAGCCATCTTCGTTCGGGACGTAGGCCTTCCCTTCCAGGACTTTGACCTTGTTTTCGTCTTCGCTCAGAGTCATGAACTCTTCAACGGTGAATTCGCCCTTGTAGCCGCCATCTCCTTCACGACCGCCCCACAGAATGAACGAGCGTTTGTAAGCGCACGGGATGATGTCCAGACCTGACTTGCCGTCAAAGAGCTTGCCGGTCACGGTGTTGTAGAACATGCCGGCTTTCGCGCCTTGGATGTACTCGGCATGGTCTTCGTCGACCTTTGGAGACATCTTTTGGAGCAGTTGCAGGAACGGAATTGCAAAGGAGTCTTTATCAGCACCTTCAAAGCCCGAACCAAAGTCGCCCATATCCATGAAGCCCATATCCACTTCAGTGGACACGCCGGTGTTGGTGGCGCCTACAACCAGCTCTTTGGATTCTTCAGCGACGGCATCTTTAGCTTTGGTAGTCATGTTCTATTCTCTCTGTTAAGTTCAGTTGTTCTTCAACTGTGGGAGGATGATAAAGCGTTGATTATGAAAAGTAAACTACTTTTTCTTGGGTTTTTTCGCTTTTGGTGTGGCGATTTTAGCTTCTTTGAATTCGAACACGCTGAAGCTTTCCGGAAGTGACTCGCCAGCGGCCAGACGCTCCTTAACGAATGACGTAAGTGTCATCGGGTGTACGTTGCGATCCAACGATCCCATGAAACCGGCATCTTGCAACGCCTTTTGGGCCTTCTTGGCATCTTCCATTTCGCCCTTGCCGAACTCGGCCAGAACTTTGGTTTTGATGATGCCGTCATACTCGTGCTCTTCAAGCCACTTGAATGCTTCAGGACGGTTAACTTCGCTGATGGAAGCGTTGACCTTATCCAAAATGGATACGACCGCGCCGGACTCCATTTTGACTTCGGCCATGCCGAGTTCGGACATGATTTCAGGGAGTTGCACGCGTACGATCTTTTTGCGCGCCTCTTCCTTTTCTGCCAGCTCAACCGACAGCGTGTCGATTTCACCAGAAAGCGTCTCTGCCGACTTCACCAGCGCGGCTACACGCTCCATCGTCGTAAGGGCGATGCCTTCGGAAAGATCCTCCAGGCCGTCCCAGTAATCGATCCCGGAACCATCGCCGAGGTGGCCTGTAACATCGCCGGCCTGGCTTTCGTCGGAGCTAGGCCCAGGGATAGCCGCGACGTTAATCGGCGCCTCTACCAAGTTACCATCCGCACCTACAACAACCTTACTCATACACGAACCTCAAGTTGGATATAATCGCCCATCCGACGGTCCCACTTCAACATCTTGACGACGTCACGAGTCTTGAAGAGGATACCGGCGCAAATGGCAATAACGGTAGGGTCACCAACGGCCAACAAAAAGTCGTCATCGGTGAAGTTTGCCAAAGCTTGTTTGGCCTTTTTGGTGACAGAATCGGCCAACAACAACATTTCGAATTCGTCAACTACTTCTTTGAGCTGGCCGAGTTTCGCGGCTTGGCTTAAGTCAATTGCAGGCTTAAGCTTTCCTGTCTGGCGGTCTAGACGCCGGACGATGTGCGGAATATATACGTTTGGCATGTTAGTCACGACCTCCTGGTTAGTGAGGTGATTATGCCGTAGCCCGAAGACTACGGCAAGTCTTTTATCGACGGTCGATTACGATATCAGCAACTTTTGACTTCATCATGTTTGAACGATGAATGTCCTCGTCAATAGTATCGATGCCGATTAGGTCATAATATGTTACTGTGTTTACAGTCCCAATACGGTGGTTCCGGTCCTCCGACTGCATTCGGTGCTCGTTATCGTTGCCGCAAGTATAGTAAATGCCGGTTTCCGCCTTGGTGAGTGTGATACCAATCCCAGCTGCGGCTGCGTGACCGATGAAGAACTGAATACGACCGGCCTGGAACTCATCGATGATGGTTTCACGCGTTTCGCCCGGTTTCGTCTTGCCATAGTAGAGCGCCGAAGTAAGACCGAGGCTATCGATGTGAGCCTTGATATCCAAAAGCTCCTGCTCGTAAATGGCCCAGACAATTACTTGCGCGTCCTGATCGATGCCGAGGATGGATTCAACAAGTCCCTTGAAAGCGGACATTCTAGGGTTGTCCTCCGGCGGGAGCATAACAGGCTCGCCGTAGATGTTGATGAATCCGGATGTTACTTGCTTGAGCTTTGTCCGTGCCGCGATGGCTTCAAAAGAGACATCCTCCAGACTCCCTTCATTATCGAGGACGTAGCTGTAATCCTCTTTAATCTGGTCATAAATCTTACGCTGATTCGGAGCAAGTTCGAACTCCACGACCTTGTAAACCTTCGGCGGCAAGTCCAAGCATTCATCTTTACGAACTCGGTAAGAGTGCGGAGCGATCAAGTCCGCCAGACGGTCCAAGTTCTTCCACATCGGAATCCCCTGCTCATCTTTGGCAACTACTTGCGGAATGCCTTTAACTTTCCCGCCCAACTTCCGCATAATAGCAATCATCTGCGGTGAGTCGGCCGTAAGCAAAACAGCATACTGCGAGTTGAAGGCGCGGAACGACTTAGTTCCCAATAGTCCTTCTTTGAGGAAGTGGTATTGCATAAACAAGTCGGTAGGTGCCTTGGTAATCGGCGTACCAGTCAAGATGCGGCGGGCAGTCGCGAGTTGACCGAGTTTACAGACCTTCTGGGAGCGCTTGGCCTCCGGGTTCTTAATCCTAGTTGACTCATCGACGACCGCCATGCACTTGAAGGCCAGCAGGAAGCGCTCCAGCGCCTCATAGCCATTTGCCGAGTTCAACGCTTCGATATTGATGGCGAATACTCGCAGCGGAGCCTTACCAGCTTCGTAGTGAGTGCGGTACATGCGCTCGATATCGGCTTTGGCCTTCTTGGTGGTCGGAGTGCCGCGCCAGTAGTAAGTCAACGACTCGACTTCCAGGTGGGTTGGGATCTCACGACGGACCCAGTTAGAGTGAACTCCGTTCGGAGCGATAACAACAAGCGCTTCAATCTTCTTGGCAATATAGCAGCGCTCAGTATCTGCCAGCGTCAGCCAAGTTTTGCCGGTGCCCTGCTCCATAAGAAAGGCGAAGTTTCGTTTGCCATCGCAACGCTGCAAACCGACTTCTTGGTGGGCCATAGCTTTAGTTTTCATTAGAGCGCCTTGAGATATTCGATGATGTTCTCTTTGCCGAAAGCAACCAAAACCCTCTTGGATATAAGATCGTGAGGATAAAGGAGTTGGTCTTTTGTGTAGTCTTCCAAGTCAATGAACGGCTTGAGCAAGAAGTATACCGGACCGACTCTCAGCAGAACAAATGCATATCCATTCCACCCAGTTCGATGCGCGGCCATAAACGCAAGTTGGCCCTTTTCAAACTTGCCTTTGAGCGGGCAAGTTGTCGCTCGCTTAGGCCATTCAACTAAGGCCTTAAGTTCCAGCCAGAATACTACGCCGCTGCGATTGGTTCCGAGGACGTCCGGCATACCCTGGCCAAGTTGGTTTTCGATACGCTCCAACTTCAGACCGCCTACGCACGAATTCTTGAAAGAATCGTAGGCGAGTTGTTCTTTGAACTTTGCCATAATTACCCCAGATATTCAGTCACGTCTTGCGCCAAAGGAAGTAGCTTAATCAATTCTTTGATTTGGTGCTCGGTTCCGGCTTCGATGATAAGAGACTTCCCCATATCCGTGACGGTTATTTTAGAGGAAGTTGCCGAAGACTTCATGCGCGTCAACTCTTCAAATTCTGCCAATGTAAGTCTGGTCTTCAAGATTGCAAGTTTCATAATTACCCCATATTGCTCTGGAATTTATCGATGTTGGCTTGTCGCTCCAACTCGGCTTTTGCGTCGGCTTCGTCTTTGGCAATCTTTGCCAGTGCCACTTGAGGATCAACTTCATCGACATCAATACGCTTGATGTTCTTGACGATATACATGCCTATATCCCGCAACTTCCAGCCCTTGACCAAGAACCACGAACCGTTTGGCGCGCCTTCCGCAATCGCCTTCCCCATCTTCGGGAAGTTCTCCGGACGGATACGGAAGCGCATAGGAGAGTCGCAAGAGTCATCGACCATCATCAAGTCGACGAACTGTGTCAACCCCTTCTTGACTTTACCGCCACGCTTCTTAACCCGGATGGCTTCGTTTTCGTCGGCCAAAACCTTCTTGGTGAGCTTACAGATCATCAAGCTATCGTCGCCATCCTTGGTCTCAGCCATACCTATGATTGGGCTGCCTGAAGTTACGCCGATAAGCCGAGGGTTGTCGTAGTAATGCCCCCATTTGGTGTGAGCTTCAGCCAGGTCGCTGAATTTCTTCTCGGCCTTCTCCAACTTCGCGGCTGCCTTCTGGAATGCCTCTTCGGCCTTATCCGACTCGCCGCGCTGTTCACGGAGGGTGATGAACTTAAGCGCCGTTACCGGGCCATATCCCTTGGCATTCATGATCCCGCCGACCAACTTGCCGTCCACAGCCTGCCAGTTCAACCCGGATCGCTCCGGATCGATTGCGGTGTACGCAACACCTTCCTTATTCAACTCGCGAAGGATAGCGATTGTCTGCTCATCATCTTTGGCCGTGCGCATACACGCGGCTGCGAAGGCCAACTTGTGGTAGTGCTTTAACCAGCAAGTCCAATAGGTCACGACCGCGTACGACACGGAGTGGGACTTGTTGAATCCCCAAGATCCGAACGTCACCATTTCGTTCCAAATCTTTTTGGCCTGGTCTTCCGGAACGCCCTGGGAAGTCGCGCCGGCAACGAAGTCAGCGCCCATCACGTTGAAATACTCTTCGCCCTTACGGCCAGACATCGCCTTACGAACGGCAGAGGTCTTGACCCAGTCAAACAGGCCGATTTCCTTTACCACGGACATGATCTGTTCTTGATAGAGGAATACGCCGTAAGTGTCCTTGAGATACTTTTCAAGTTGCGGCACGTCGTAAGTGATTTCCTCGTCGCCACGAGCACGAGCGATGTACTTCTGGGCCATACCGGAAGCCAACGGACCTGGCCGCGCTAGCGCCGTCAAGTTGTCGATTTTTGAGAAGCTGTCGACAGTAACCGAACGCGCCACGGATCGAACGGCATCACCTTCAAACTGAAAGATGCCACTTACTTTATCACTATTGATGATTTCGAATACTGCCGGATCATCAAACTTCAAACCGTAAAGTTCATCGGCAGTCACTACACCGGTGTCTTCGATAATGCCGAGGGTTCGAAGTCCCAAGGCATCGATCTTCAGCAGGTTGAGATATTCAGAGTCAGGCTTATCGATCTGCGCAACGCCTTCCGCGTTAATGGTGCAGAAGTCGGTGATTGGCTCGTTACATACCAGGATGGCCGCTGCGTGAACGCCGGTGTGACTAGGGTGGATTTCGAGGTCGCCCATGCAGTCCGCTGCAGCCGGGTATTTCTCTTTGAAGTTAGCGCCTGGAGTGGTCCCTTCAAACGTATCCTGCAGGCCCTTTCCGTAACGGGCGTCACCGGATGAATACTCAATCAAGGCGTTCTTGACGGAGAAAGTCTCATGCTGCGGAATGAGGAACTTCTTACCGACCTGGGCCATCACCGACGCGGCCTTCAACGTGTTGATGTTACCCATCTTCGATACGTGGGCGATTCCGTACTTGGCTTGCATATATTCGAACACCATATAACGCTTGGTGTCGTTGAAGTCGATATCAATATCCGGAAGGTCGGCGCGGCTGATGTCGATAAAGCGCTGGAAAAGAAGGTCAAACGGAATTGGGTCAACCTCGGTGATATCGAGGACGTAACAGATCAACGATCCAGCCGCAGATCCACGCGCTGGACCTACCAGCATATGGCGCTTTGCGTAGGCTACCAAGTCCGCTACCACCAAGAAGTAACTGTCAAACTCCTTGGCCTGAATCTGGCTAATCTCCTCGATGAACCGCGCTTCGTATTCCTCTGTCCATTCGGCGATGTGACCACGGTCAAGACGGCTTTGCTGGCCGATACGAGCAAGCGCCACCAGATCGCCTTCGACCTTGATGAGAGGGGCTTTGTTGAGTTGGATGCCGGCCAGCTCGTCTTCGATGACGTAGGCGTTCTTCCAGGCGCTTTCGAACTCGTCGCGAGTCATGACGTGCTTGAGCGTATCGAACATCGTCCAGCACTCTTCGATAGTCCTCACGCCCTGCGAGTCGCGAACTTCCCAGGCATAGGCGTAGTTCTTGAACTTCGCCGAAGGCATATCGTTGAAGCCGGTCAGAACCATCGGCTTGCCAGTTTCACGGTGGCGCTTAACACCAGCAGCGGCCAGCAGGAACGATGATGGGTTGATATCGATATAGTCGAATGCTTCGTCCGGTAGAACGTCCAGCGCGCCACCTGAGAAGCGCACGCAGCCTTCTACGGTCCGGAGGTCGCCGGGCGTAAGTCCTTTGTTCTGGACGCAGCGCGAGGTGACGGTGTAGAACTTGCGAAGGTCTTTGGCCAGAATCCAAGCCTTTGGAGTGAACTTGGACGGCTCGCCATCTTCGTCAAAAGAACGAATCGGAATTTCCATACCAAACATTGTCTGGATTCCGTGTTTAGCGGCCTCCTTCTCAAACTTAACATGACCCCAAGTTCCGGAGTCGACGATGGCCGCTGATTTGGCGCCGACCTCCTTGAGCCGTTCGAACACTTCCGGCATACGTCCATAAACGTCCCGGTAAGTAAAACCAGTACGCACGCGAAGTTGCGGGAATTCTCTCATATCAGCTGAATGCATCGTACACCCCCAACTTGCCGCAAAGTTCGTGAAGTAAAGTGATGTCGTCCATGGCCCTGTGCTTCTGGACGTAAGTCCCGCAGTACAGTTCGTATAGGTCTTGGAGTCTCATCCGTCGACCGAACTGGTGCATGGTTTGCTCTACCGTACAGCACGGGATAGAAGGGAAGCCAGACGCGGCGAAATCTCTTTTCGCACGTATGAAGTCGTATTCGAGCAGCGACGAGTCGAATGACAAGTTGTGAGCGACTGCCACATCAACGCCCAACCAAAACGTTTGAAGGCCATCGATGAAGGCGCCGAACGAAGGTTTGTCATCGAGGTGCTCGTTTTTCAGACCGGTGATCTTGGTGATGATTTCTTCCAGAGCGATTCCCGGATTGCAAAGGAACTCGTGGGAATCAAGGATCTCAACGCCATCCGTAATGATGCCGGCAAATTCGATGATTCGCGGCTGCAGACCGATACTGGCCTCTGGGTGGACGGTGAGTCCTGTCGTCTCGGTGTCGAACACCAAGAATTTTTTACGGTAAGGAATAAAGACGGCCATTGTGGCACCTTTCTCTGGTTAATAAAAAAGCGCCCATTGCGAGCGCTTTCCCTTTACGATCTTACTCTTACAACGGCAACCCGTCAACGCCCAAGCGCACGATGAACTTGAGGTCGACACCGATAATGTCGCGAGTATCAAAGATCACGTAGTTGTACCGGCGGGAGTCTGCGATGTACTTGTTGGTGTGACTTTGGGTGACGACTTCCTGAGCAACGGCGATGTCTCGCTCGCGGAAGAAAACGCGGTATTGAGAAAGTTCAGCGGAAGTACAGTGCATGCCGATGTGGCTGACGGAGTTTCGAGCGGACTCGTTATCCTGCATCCAGTTTGGACCGTCCGTGTAGTCGAGGACTTCCAACTCCAACGGCTTGTCAGCGTGATGGTCGCCGCCGTTGCCGGCCTGGTAGTTGAAGTGTAACTCGGCAGTGCTCTCGCCGTCCTCACCGAACACTTCACCCTTTGCAATCACACGGTCGCTTACCCATTGGTCCAGACCGAGGGCTGACAGCAACTCGATTGCGCGTGGCGTGTCCGCGACTACGACGGCGATTTGTTCGATCTGGAACTTGCGTACTTGAGACATGATTTACTTCCTGAATATTGAGAGCGAATTATTGACTAATTTCAGTCGGTTAGCAACAACTTATTTGCCGAATGGGATGTCTGTTCCACCCATGTATTTCCAGGCGCCGGACTCCAGGATGTGAGCGATGAACTCGCCAATTGCTGCCGGCGGCGTTTCGAGGCCGTGGACAAGCGACTTGCTTTGATATTCCTTCGCATATTCAGCCGTCCAGCCGCGAGTTTTGATGACGTTGGCCTCGATGTCCTTGGACATTTCAGTCCCTTCCAGTTTGTTCGGTGAGATGGAGAAGACGGTGAGGCCGTGAGTCTTCGACAGCTCGTGGGACATCTGCTTGGTAATCATCAAAGCTGCTGCCTTCGACGCGTTGTAAGCCAGACTGGAGGTCATCGGCATATGCGCGGCGTTCGATACGATGTTGATGACGAAACCTTTACAGAGCGTCAACGGCGCCAGCAAGGCTTGGGTCATGTAGACCATCGAGAAGGCGTTGACCGCCATGACGTGGGGAAGGCTGCCGGCGATATCCGGGAACCACTCGTTATGGTTGATACCGGCGCAGTTGATCAGGCCGTCCAGCTGGCTGATGTCAGAGAGCCATTCAGAAGGGTTGGCGACGTCATGACCGGCCTCGATATCGTACGTGATTACGTCGTGACCGACCGCCAGCAGAGCCGTCGCGATTGCCAAGCCCAAGCCGTGCGACGAACCAGTTACCAAAATACGCATGATGAATCCTTAATTGACTTGAATGTTGTGGGTATTGACGAGGCGTTCGCACATGGCGGAGTAAATCGCATCATCATGAATGGAGTCTTCATGTTTCAGGCCGCTCTTGATGAAGCGGGTAAGCTTGACGATTTTCAACTCGAAAAGATGCCACATATGGAAGTCTTCCGGAGTCTTCAGAGTGACGCCGTTCGGGAACATCACCGCCATTAGAGCGCCGACCAATACCGCGTTATCCTTGTACAGCGCATTACGCTCTTTGAACGTTCTACCCATATCCAGAAGTATATCGCCAGCGTCACGCTCGCGGTTGGGCGGAGTTTCAAATGTTGACTTCTGGGTCGGTCCGTCTTCGGCGAACTCGACATGGCTCATCGGCGCCGGTGGCGGGATAAGCCCACGCTCATCCAGCACCTGTGCGGCGATACCAAGCTCGCGATACATGTCAACGATGTCTTGGCGGTCGTCGTATGCCGCGACTACTTTGACCCACGGGGCCATCAGCTTGACTGCGACCGACCTTTTGAGTGATACGGTTTCTTTGTCGCTGCCGGTAGGGCGCATATGGATGGTGAAAGGAATTTTGTCTTTCGACTTTCGAAAAAGCACCCGTTGCAGCGCTGTGATGGACTCGGCCATATAAGAGACTGGGCGAGAAGTATTGAATACGATATTATCGCCCGCATCGTGGTGCTTGAAGATCAAGCCAAGACTTTCCGAAAACGGCAAGTCATCAAACAGCATGTCGTGATAGAGTTTGAACTCCGACTGATTTTTTGTACCTTTCGTCGGCAGAAGGTGACGTCGCTTACGGTCGTCAAACACGCAACCGTCCAGATCAAAAATTGCGATTTTGGCACATAGCGATTCGTCAGCCATTACATCGATTTCCCGTTGTGAGCGATTGGGTTTGCTTCGGCTTTTGCCGATGACCAGAATACTTTGCGGAGTTCTTCTTTCTCTTTGGAAAGGTCCATCCACGAGCGGAAGAACGGGCATTGGTAGATTGGCTGGACAGGATGGATCTCGCGGACTCCCACCACCTTACCGCCCCACCGAGGGAAAGCGCATTGGCCGGTCGATACGCACGCAACCTGCAAGAGCGAATCGGTCCAAGGGTGTTGCTCTAACACCAGCTCACGGATGATCCGGAAGGCATCCTGGTACTCGCCCTGGGTACGGGCGCAAAGGCGGTTCTTGGCCATATCGCTGAGCGTACGGAGGTTGAACTTGGCTTGGATCTTGGTTACCATATTCGACGGGCAAACGGCACGGGCATCCTGAAGTTCGGCACCAGCCGCTAGCAGGCCTTTGTAATGGGCGTCGGCGTCGGCCATTGCGTCCATCCAGAGCATTCCGAGTGCGGTCGGTTCGCCGTCTGGATCATCGGTCCTGATGAACGCTTCAGGCATAACCGTAGCGGACATTACGTCGATCTCAAGAGCGCGGCTAGTCTCCTGCTGATACGCGCCAGTCCGTGTACGAACCAGCTGGTGCGTGAAGTTTTTGCTTACGCCTTCGATTTCGAAGATGTAATCGACAAACTCGAAAGGCGACTTGATGGTATCAAGCATATACGCCCAATGGTCGCGTTTTTCTTCTTCCGTCATGGTAGAAGGATCTTGGCCGCGCATACGAGCGGACTTGGTGCCAAGGAGAAGTTCCAAGGCGTTTTGCGTATGGCTGATGAGTTTGATTTTCATGGTCAAATATTCCGGATGATCGAAAAGCTTTTCTGGATGATCGAAACCAAATCGATCAAGTCGTCACGGTCGGCCGATACGCCGTGCGTTTGAACAAGGCATACCACTTCATCGCGGATGGCGACCTTTTCCAACTCAGCCTCATGGGCCTCGGCAATCATGAGCGTCGGATGGACGCTCATGTCGGAGCAACGAAAGGCTGTTACGGACTCAATTGCCATACTACACCCGTTGGACGCTATCAGCATCGGTACGTGGACGGTAAATTTCGAACGACAGGGCATTTGGATAAGCTGATTCGGCCATGCGCAACGCAGCATCAAGAGACGTGCCATCGGCGAATCGCTCCACCTCAGTTTCCTGATCGATGTACGCTGACTCACCAGTCGCCGGGATGATGATACTACGTTTGAGTACCGCAAGGATAGCGATAGTCACGACGGCACATCCAAAAGCTCTTGAAGCGCGTCAACAACGTCCTCGACCGTTTCCAGGTGAGAATCCATGGCCAGCGCGGCAACTGCCACGATGCCAGCGCGGAGTTTGGCCAGGGCGATAGCATTGGCGTTTGCGCGGATTACGGTACTATCCAGAGCTTCTTGCAATTCATCTTTGGTCTTGCGGGACATGGTTATTCTCCCAGGGAGGATGGGCCCGAAGGCCCGTGGATGGTTGGATTAAATCCCAAGCTCACGTTCGGCGCGAAGCTTGATGCTGGCCCAGCGATTGGCAGCAGGCACCCAAACACCGTCCTTTTTGGTTTCGCAGCGCCAAACGCCCTTGTCGTTGATTGCGCGGCTGTTAGCGTGCTGGTAGACCACTTGGGTGCCGTTGTTAGTGCTGTAGATTTGTGCGCTCATCTGTCATTCTCCAGAGGGTTTTGCGTTTCGATGAGCCGATTCTACGCTTGGGACATTTCACCGTCAAGCACTATTTCAATGTAAATTGAAATTATTTCAGCGCGATGAGTCGTCGCGAATATGCCGATGCGCTGATCAGGCGGTCGATGGTCTTGATGTCGGACACTACGTCATCCAGCAAGATGTTGCGCCACGTAGCAAAGCGCCCGAGGGAAAACAAGTTATGTGCGTGGGTGAGCTCGAACATGATTGCTTCGCGGTCGGCCTTTGGCATGTCGACCATCTTGCCGAAGTTCTGGATGTTGAATGAAAAGGAAGCGATATCCAAATCTTTCACCTCCAGACCGAACGAATACAGCGCAACGTTCAAGTCGTCCAGGTTCAAATCGGAAGAGTTCGCGCCATTACCGTCACACAGAGCTTCGATAATCAAGTTGTCGCCGGTAATGGAAGCCCGGAAAATATTCAAGTCCGGATCTGGGAAGTACACAGTTTGGTACACGTCGGAAGGCGCGGCCAACTTGTAACGACTAACTTGGATGGAAGACTTGTCGAATTTAAATGGAACGGCAAAAGTCGACTCCATTCCGGTGGCCGCGAGGTTGACCGACATTGGCGCAGTCGAGACTATGGCGCAGTCACTTTTGATGGACGCGCCAATTTCGACGCCCCAGCTGATACGGGCTTGGTGTTTAGACACAAGCTGCTGGTAGAAGTCATCCGGCGCAATATACCGCTCGCAAGCGTCCAGGTTGGCGATAGAACGCGCTGATACGCCACCAGAGACTTTCAGGCTGTAGAGGTTCTGGTCACGAATGGAAGCGTACGACATCACTCGGTCGTTGCTGTAGACCGCCTTCTGGACGCGGACCTTTTTGAATGGGATGCCGGTCAGCTCGGCGACGGCGGTGGAGCGGAAGCGGAGAAGTGCGGTGTGGTTCTCTGTGGGACCTGGCATGCGGTCGATAACGCGAGCATCTTTGAAATGACTCGCGGCCAGAAGCCCAGCGAGGCCAGCGCCGACAATAACAATATTTTGAGACATGATACACCTATATATCAAGTTATCGGCAGAATTGCCGTTCACACTAAACTGGAGGCGAAGAAAAGCCCCAACTAAGGGGCTTTTCAGTTACTTCACAGGGCGCTTACTCGCCTTGTTCGTTGTGCTCGCCAGCTTCCGGCGATTCGTCACCAGCCGGTGCATCTGGTTGGTCGACCGGCGCTTGCTCTTCAACCGATTGGAAGTCCAGGTGGCCCATTTCTTCCAGTTTTGCCAGGTAGCTGCGGACTGGGGTGCCGTACAGCAAGCCCTTCACGCTTTCGCCGAACTCAGCGATGGAAACCGGCACGCCGACTTCGATGTTGTCGAGGATGTGCTGGTAAATCTTGCCGCGAATCGACAGGGCTTGCGGAGTCGACAGGCCTTTGCCGGTGAAGATGAAGTGGGTGGCACGAGCGCGACGGCCACCGTTCAGCTTGGTTTCGGCCTTGCGATCAGCGATGGCTTTGGCACGGGCTTCGGCTTCATCTTTGCGCGCTTGCTTGTTGGCTTCGACTTCGGCCTTGCGGGCTTCGATGCCTTCAGCACGTTCCAGTTCACGCTGGGCTTTACGGTCGGCCTTTTCCTGCAGCTTCAAAGCAGCATTGGCTTCTTTTTCGGCCGCGCCCTGGGTGGCTTTCAGCGCTTTGGCAGCTTCACGCTCAGCAGCTTTTTCAGCCTTGGCGGTTTCGCGCTCGGCAGCTTTCAGAGCGTTCTTTTCGGCGCGCTCGGCTTCTTTCTTCGCGTTTTCTTCTTCGCGGCCAGCTTCCTTCAGCGCGTTTGCTTCGTTGCGCTTGGTTTCGCGTTCAAGGTTCTTGGCTTCGCGCTCGGCTGCTTTTGCAGCGGCCTTGGTTTCGCGGTCCAGTTGCTTTTGAGCCAGTTCAGCGGCTTTCTGTTCGGCTTTTTGTTCTTTGGTCAGGTCGTTCACGGTAAAACTCCAAATTTCGTTAAGTAAGTAATTAGATCTGGGCTTCTGCCCGGTGAAAGAAGTATGCAACAATTGAATATCTAAGGCAACTAATTTTTGTGGATAACGCGAAATATTTTTAATTCCGAGTTATCCAACTAAGCACGGAACTTTCCGTCGTACACTACTTGTATCGGCGTATCGACAGATATGTAATGGCACGAGTAATGCCGGTATACATTAGTTGGTGATACGGCACTCCACGTAGCAACTCTTCCAGAATCAAAACTAGCGGCCATTCCGAACCCTGGGACTTGTGGATGGTCAAGCAATAACCAAAGTCCCATCCGCCAACTTTCTTAACGGCCTCTTCGCGTATGTCTTGGTATTCAGAGAAAGATGCCGGGTTGAACTTAGCATAACGCTCAACTCCATCGGTCAACGATTTGACGACAACTAACATCATGCCATTTGGATCGTCCTTATCTTGGTCGTCTTCTGGAATGGCTTCATAACGAATGACGATGCCTTGCTCGCCGTTCATCGTTTGATAGCCGTGCTGGTTGAACATGCACACGATCTTCTCGCCAACTTGCGGGAACGTACCAGAGAATCCCAGGGCCTCACGGGCGCGCTTGTTGTAGTGGTGTCTCGTTGAGTTGTACGAGCAAAGGACAACGGCGTCTTCACCGAGGAACGACAGCAACTCTTCGTCGGTGATGGTGCCGTCTTTAACGGTTACGTCGTCATAGATTTTTGTTGGAAGGCGTTTGCCTTGGCGCACAAACATGGAGGCGCGAACGATATTGCCGGCGTTGCGCTCGATTTGGTCCAACAGGACATCGGTAGTGCCTTCGACGAACCAAGCCTGGGCCTTGACCGGAGGGATCTGGCCGGTATCGCCTAGCGCCAGCAGAGGGATGCGGTGCTCAAGGATTTTGTCGCGGTCATACACGCCGACCATAGATGATTCATCCATAGCAACGAGTCGCGGCCGTTCATCCAAGTCGCCCTTGGCAACAAAGATAGGCTCGCCATCTTCGTCTTCGCCACGGACGTTATAGATGAACTGGTGAAGCGTCTTCGCGTTCTTACAGCCTTTCTGGCGGAGTCGGCTTGCGGCCTTGCCGGTCGGAGCAATAAATTGACACCAGTCCATCCCACAGCAAAGCTCGGCGATGATGCGAGCAATCGTCGTCTTGCCAGTCCCGGCATAACCGGCCAGCGAGAATACTTGGCGCCGGTGCTTACGGTCCTGCCAACCTTTGTACCAATGCACGGCCTTGTTGATGGCCGCAACTTGCTGATCGTTAATGGTCGGGAATTCGAAGCGCTCGGCCAAATACTCGGCAGTATACGTTTCGTAAGCTACTGCGTGTTCCATGTAGGGCATGATATCGGCCTTAAGAAGCGAAAGTTGGTTGTTTAGGTTGAACGACGTTTTGTCTCTTTACAAGTTTGGTGATTGTATCCAGAACTAAGCGAGTCTTGCCGTCTGGAACGGACCAGCCGGCGTCTTTGGTGTACTTCACCCCTTCATCGTCCACCCAATACAGTTTGGTGGCGCGTATTTGATGGGGCTTTCCTATTCCGCCCTTACCGAACACTATAACGCGCCCTTCGTGGGTGAGTCGTAGGTCGTTACTCGGAGAACTTCCCGGTGCAGTGTGTATAGTAGACAGAGCGAGGCGCGGCCAGGTCACTTCAGCAGGATAGCCAGCCTTAGTTCCATTCGTCTTGCGCCACCGGGAGCGGTCGTTGTCGATCCAATGGTGATTGCCTTCCTTTAGTAGCACGTCGACTTTGTAGCCGTCTTCGTGATAGATGGTGCCGCGAAAAATGTACTTGCCCAAAGTGTTCGCCTACTGTCTGATTTGAAGGAGGTTTGCCGATACATCAGCAACCAACTATTATAAGGTCAGCTCTGCGATAAAGGCAAACGCCTAATTAACTGCTTGCCTTCTTATCAGAATTAGAGCAGTATTAGTGGCTCAACCAACCACAAGCCGAAAGGTACATAAGATGGATAACAAGCTGGACCACGTAAGTATCATGCAAGGCAAGATCGAAAGCCTTCACCATGTCTGCAAAGAGCTTCTAGGCGTCATCGGAGAGTTCCGGGCGCTACCGACGCGCTGTCTGGAAGACCGCATGTTCAAGACCGCCGACCGCTATCGGAAGCGCGTGGACGACAACGCCCCGGACTCCACCATGTTCCTGTCGATGACGCTTGGCGTCCCGGTCCAAACGCCGGTATACGTCAACTCCGGCCGTCGCCTTCTCATCATCCTCCGCAAAGCCGGGGCTCCAGAAGGTAAAGAGGCAGAGGCCCTGCGGACGTTCCTCTGGCTGCGAGATAGCCTGTCTCTGCGTCTTGACCTCCAGACCGAAGGCGTTGCAGAGCGGATCATCGTCGAGTCCTTAAAAGGTGTCCCGATGGTTCCTGCTCCAAAGACCGGGACCGAGGGCCAGAAGGTTGTTGAACTCGCGTTCGCCCATGGCGCCATCGCCGGTCGGGCTCGCTTCTGGCTGAATAGCCTTCTGGAAGAAATCGAAACGCTCAACGCGAAAGTTCGTGGCGGTGCGGTATGACTCACAACTTCGAAACCAAACAAGCGGTCGATAACCAAGGCCGTCGAATCCTTCGTGACGTCCAAGAAATGAACTCGCCACCTGGGATGGAGGTGACGCTTCTGGCCGTGACTCTCCACAAGTTGGATAAGCTCAAGATCGAATGGCGCCTGATGAAAGAAGGCAACCAGCGACAGTTGATCGATGACGTCATCAAAGCGATTGGTCCGCGCCAGTTCGATAACGATCCGTCGCGGCCTGGGTATTCGTGCGTTAAGTGCCTGTTTGCTTACGGGGCTACTCCAGGACGCTCGCGCATCTGGCTGAAAGAGGCCATGCTTGAGTTGACTCAACTTAAGCGTCAAGTCGAGTTCTATAAGTGCAACCCAATGCCCGATGAAGCTGATCCGCATAGCAGGTTCGCCCGGTGAGTAAGTCGCGGCTGGAGGCGGCCGAAGAGTTCCTGGTCCAACTGAAGCATACCATTCCGGAGACGGAGCGGGTGATGGCCGGTTACGCAGATGAAGCAACGGTGCAGACTGACGAAAACGGCAAGAAGTTGAATGCCGCGTGGTGGCCTGTGCCTTGGAATAACGGAAAGTACATTAACACAAAGGCGAACTGTTATGCCTGTATCTCGTCGTCAATTAAAACAGCGAACCCGCACAACGGCCAGATGCGCTTCTGGCGCGGCGAATCGTCCTTTGGTCACGGGCTGGCAGTTATGGTGGATGACATCGGATTTGGAAAAGGCTCTAAAGGAGGACTTGGCCTTGACTTCTTCGAGGCTATTCTACCGCCGACTGTCACAGTCGAAACTTCGCCTGGCAACTATCAGTTGTGGTATTTCTTCGATACGCCCGTTGATTCGCTAATCCACTTCAAGGCTCTGCTGAATAGCTTTGTGGCTAACGTGCTCAAGAAGGGCGGTGATAATACCATTAAGGATACGAGCCGTTACGGTCGGATGCCGATTGGCATTAACAACAAGAAGCATGGTCCAGACATGCAACTGAAGTACGAGACGGCAGATGGCAAGCCGTTCGAAGTTCAATTGGTCCAGGCGGATTATTCGCGGCGCTACTCTCCTGAAGATATCGCGAGCGCGTTCAAGTTCACCATTGTAGTGCCGCAAAAACAGATTATCCAGATTGATGCAGAGGAATATAAGTACGACCAAGTTTGGCTACATATCGCCGAGTACGTCACCAACAAGGCAAAGATGGGTGAAGCGACTGGCGGTGACGTTAACATGAATATGTCCGGCAAGTTCCGGATCAAATGCCCTTGGGGTCACGAACATGCCAACGGTGATCCGTCTGGCGCGTACTTCCGTGGACCGATTCCCGGCGCTGAACATGAGTTCATATTCGGTTGTGGCCATGACGGATGCCGTAAGAAGCGCAGGACATGGGCCGTATTTATCGATGAAATAGTAATCCCTGAGATAGCAGGCCGTTTGGAAGCTATTAACCGTAAAGCAGCAGGGTTGGATCCAGCATGAGATATTGGACTTTGAGCTATAAGTACCCGGACACCGGAGTTGTTCGGCACGCGGACGGGTTGAATAAGGGCGAGTGCGTGCTTCGGTTTAAATCGGAGTGCAATCTGATTATGCTTTCTACTCATCCTGAGCATGTCTTCAGGGAAATGGGAATGCGCGGCCTTTTGCCTGCATGGAGTAGTACCGAAAACCTTTACTACAGAAAGCCAAAGATGGTTTTGGACGGTCCATATTTGACCGTACCAACGATGGGTCCGGTGGCTGCTCTTACTGTCCTCGAAAAGATGCTATTCAACAAGGCGCTCCGTTTCGCAGCCAGATGGAACGAAAAGATCCTGCGCGAAGCTTTACGCTGCTGATTCAAAAGGTTACAATCCGCCCATATCTCAAGGAATATTGAAATGAAAATCACCCTGCTCTACGGCACCAAGATGGAGAACCACAACCTCCAAGTCGTTCGCGCCGCCGATTACCTCCGGACCAACGCCCTGATCCTGACCGACCGGACGACCGAAGCCTCTCTCAAGAGCCTGATCAAAGCAGCCCACGAAAGCGACGGCGACCCAGAGCCTCACATCCTCCTGGTAACGAACGATCCAACCTTGACAGTCACCGTCCTGATCCACCTCGCGGCCACCTTCCCTGAGCTCTATTCGATCCGCTGGAGTGGTAACTGGGGATTCGACGCAACCCAGGCCTTCCGTGTGGTGCCTTGGCCATCCGAAAAGACCGAACAATAAGCGACATCTATTTGCCGGATTAGTTCCGATGGGGGAGAATAGGCAGCCCCTAGCCATCCGGGGTTCAACCCTCGCATAATTCACCATGCGAATCTCTGAGAGTCTATATGACCGAGCATGAATCACCTGGAATCGATGGGCCGGTTAGTGACGGCTCCGATTACTTTGACATCACACAGGTTGAAGATGTACCGCTAGACGAAAGCCCGATGATGAAAGCCGCTGGCGAAAAGGCTGAGAAGGCCGTTCTGAACATGGACCATAAGGCGAACCAACGCGAGTTGAACCGCGCCGAGTGCTATATTGAAACGGATCTAGTCAAGCGCGCACGCCTCCTGACGTCGATGGATGCGATCAAGTTCGTCCACTACAAGAAGGGCAATCCAAACGATCCTGAGAACGTCGGGATGCGAGCCAAGACCGATTCGCTGATGAACCGCCACGCGGTCTATGACGCGCTATTCGACTTCGGCTCAGGCAAGGTGCCGTATCCCCACTACGACACGTTTCGGGCGCGGCTAGTCGATCACGAAGGGCAAGTATTCAGCACCAAGACGCTACGCACCCGCGAGCTGGTACGCGCCATCGACAAGGCCGGGATGGAGAACCCTTCTGACAAGGAAGTGGCCGACTCGTTGCGGTCCTGGGCTTTGGATCACCGACGCGATAGCCTGGCAGAGTTCTTTGAGGCGTCGATCCCAAAGTGGGACGGCGTTCCTCGTTTGGACACTCTCCTTCTGACGCTCTTTGAGCCAAGGGACACTCCGATCAATCGGCTATTCAGTCGGTACTTTTGGATGAGCCTCTATAAGCGAGTCACGGACGCTGGAGCCCAAGCCCCTATCATCCTTTCGCTCATTGGCGCGCAGGACTTGGGGAAGTCGTATTTCTCTGTGTTACTTTGCCGCCTGCTAACGGGTGATGATTCCGTTGGCCCGGTGAAGTTGGACTTGGGCGCGAAGAGTTACAACACTTTCTTGCGTAGCATCACCGGTAAAAGTTTGATCGCAGTTATTGGCGAAATGACCGGCTTCAAACAAGGCGACATGAACCGCATCAAGGATTTTGTAACTAAGACCGAAGATGACCTGGACTTCAAGTTTGAAGATTCGATCATTAAAGAGCGCCAATGGATTACCATTATGGATGGTAACGGCTACGACGGCCTACAGCGAGACGATACGGGCAACCGTCGTTTCTACCCGCTGTTTTGCTTTCAGGCGCCGGATCTCAACGGCCAACCGGATTGGTTCAAGGGTAAGAAAGTCGACTTCAGCAACTTCAAGCACGACCTTTGGCAAGTAATGGCTGAGAGCCGCGCCTTCCTCGCTGAACATGGCGAAGGTGGGTATGCTCGGTTGATCAGCGAGACATCGACGGCGGTGGCGAACTTCTCCGTTGATGAAATGGCTAAGGCTCGCGGCGTTACCAAAGACGACAACCTGGATAACAACTTGAAGCGCGTCCTGATGGGCCTCGACTTCATCCCGATGAAAGCCAACTCCGGCGTTCGCGGCGTGTACGTCACCGTCTATTCGATCAACGACGCCTTCAAGGCGCTGAAGTACGACATTCCATACCGGACGGCGTTGGGTCCACGGATGACGGCAATGGGCGGCGTTAACCACAAGCTTGGCGTCGGCAAGGTCTTTATCTTTCCGTACGACATCATCGGCGAGGACGTCACCAAGCACAACCTCAACGGCATCTTGCGCCACATCTTCACGTACGACGTCCCGGATCACGGCATGACGGACGAAGAGATTGACGCAGAGGTCAAGATCATGAGGGAAGCGGCCAAGTCCGGTGGAGGATTCTAACACTAAATCGAGTGAACCAAAAGGCTGCCTACGGTGGCCTTTTCATCGCCTGAAATAAAAATAGACGTCCCATAATTTTTGGTAGATAATCAACCCATCTGAAGCGTTAACTGATCGGAGAATGACGATGAACGAGATTATGAAGGCTAAAATCGAAACGTGTCTGGAGTTGACCGTTGGCGCAACGCCGCAGAAGCGTGCCGATAAGTTCCGGGCAGACGTCCTTAAGGTGACCGGGATCACTTCTATTCGGTTCCGCGACTTGGAGCTGACCCACCTAACCTATAGCCGTCTCGCTGCCGGTCATCCTTCCGTTGAAATCCTGAGGACTATGTATGTTTGACTTCGAACTGTCCGGACCAAACGCCGTATCTGCCTCGGTCAACGATGAAGGTTACGCAACACTCGCGTTCCATAACATCGCCTACGTCGTCGGCTTCGGGCATAGCGGCTACTGCGCCATCGTGAAGGTGGACGGCCGCGTCGTGCAATCCGAAGTGACCGGCGTTATCGAAGGCGAAAAGTTCTTTAACCGAATGGACCTTAAATAATATGAAACGATTGATCGAATACTTCACTTTGAAGCGAACTGCGAACACCGTCAAGTGCGGTCCATATCATCGCTGCGGTTATGTGGTGAAGTGCGGACCTTACATGCGAGTTGCCGACTGCTGGAAAGTCGGTCCGTTGATTAAGAATGCGCAGGCGCTGTGGATTGGCTCAGTTAAACTTTGGAGTTTCAAATGACTGCTAAAACAAACCCAAACCCGCAAAACCTGACGGCCGTCGTTCGCGTTCGGATGGAAGTTGAAGTCACCGTCGGAACCTGGGGCGCAGAAAACAACTTCGTAAGTCTGCGTGACCAGGCCATCCGCGAGTCCGTCCAGCAACTCGACAACGTGCTGCGTAAACACCCTTCTTCCATCCGAATCGTCGGCGCACCTAAGTCCATGAGCGTCACCCTTAATGGAGACTTCAAAGAGTGAGCGAATTAAACGAACACCAGTTGGACGCAGCGCGCGCGGCATTGCAGGCCAAGTCCATCGTCATCGAAGTCGAGGCAAAGCGCCTGCGCATCTGCTCCCGCGACGCCTGCTCCAACCCGGCCAACGCCCAGACCGGTGGCGCCATAGCGGGACGCCTCTGCCGTTACCACGCCCAGGAACGTCGCGAGCGCCAGCACCGGTCCCGCAACCAACCTAAGTGCGGCTGTGGTAATGCCGCGCCACTCGACTCTCATATGTGCCGTCGCTGCCAGGAGAACTCCGAGACGTCTCAGGCTACCGATGGGATGCGCCGTAAGTTCGCCAAGTGCACCGCTCGCCTCCACGGGATCGTCAACGAGATTAACACCAACGGCCTGGACATCGACTTGATCGAAGAGCTTTCGAACATCGCTTGTGAACTCGACTCGCTTAAGGAGGCGATATGAGGAACTATATCAAAGAGACGGTAGCGTGGAGCGTCCAGAAAAGCAACTTGGGCGAAGACCTTCTGGTTGTCGACATCTACGACGAAGAAAGGTCGCGCATCATTTCCGACTGGTGGCCGTTGAATCCTTACGCCGAGGACTTCGGTCGTTACAACTTGGCGTTTGCTGCCGTGCAACTGATGACGCGCACCAACTTGCCTTCCGACAAGTTCCAAAGCACCCTGGCCGTCATGATCGAGGAATTTCCTAATGCCTACTAAAACGCAATACTTCGAAGTAGGCTTCAAAGGCCAGTACGGCAACGAAGGCCGGATAGAGGTCTGCTCGCGTGATCCGCACGGCGTTTGGCGAACTGCTCGCGGCAATTACATGATGGCGCCTGATCCTACCGATATCGGCTACGAGCAAGAAGGCCCAAGCGAGCCAGCCACGCCTTATCCGCCGCCAACACCTAACACCCAAGGGTGTGGAGATGCCGGCATGGCCGACCGTAAGGACTCGACGCTGCGTATCGCCGCGCTGATGGTGTCGTGCTCCGTCCTGGGCACGATCCTCGGCGTATTCGGCGCCCTTTACATCATCGGCTTCATCGATGGCTACTTGCAGGCTGTCGCGGTATGAGGATGAAGCCGAAAGAGCGTCGCGAATGGATCTTGAACTGGCTGAAGATGAACCATGCCGGAGGGCATAAACCGCCTGAAGCGAACATTGCCAACTTCACGTTCGTTGGCACATACTACGATAGGACAGGCGCGGCTGATAGTTGCCTGTCCGTCGACCTCCGTGCGCTCCACGCCGATGGCAAGTTGTTGCGCCATTCCATACCAAGTAACATGAACGAGTTCGCCGGCTATAAATGGGTGCGATCGTACTACTTGCCTAATCCGAGGGTTGATTGATGGAGCGGATAACTATCCACTACGATGACCGCGACGATAGTTGGCATCGATCTTTGGCGTGCGTTGAGGAAGAGGCTAAGTTGAAAGCTTCAGTCGCGGCTGATCCATTCCATCCAGTTCGTCGCAGCAAAGGCGATAAGCACCGCAACAAGGCCCGGAGGCATCTGAAATGATCGTCAAGATCGGCTTTAATCCAGAAATCCTCAAGCCAGACGAAGAGGCGTCGCCAGCCTTTGCTTGCGGCGGAATGACTCTCAAACTTTGGGCGTTATATAAGCGCAAGTTCATCACCAACCAACACTTCCGTGAGAGCCTGGTAAAGTTCGCCGATTACATTCGTTGCGCCAACTCCAAAGAGCCAGAGGATTCTGGGACTACTTGGTACAAGGACATTCACGAGTTCATGGCAGTGCTGCAAACGGTCGGCATCATTCGTGGCGGTAGTCTGCACTCCCATAATGAAATAGTTAAGTGGGTCATCGAACATTGGGACTATTTCAATCCGAACATTCAGAAAGCGATCACCATCGAGTATGAGGTCACGCGGCCGGTGACAGAGCAAATGGTGGTGGGAGGAATTAAGCATGATGGTTGAATTGAGTTGCCGTAAGTGCAATCGAACCAAGTATGAGGACTATGATCGACTGGTGGCCCGCAACGGGACAGAACTCAAAGATCCGGTCTGCTGTTCTTGCTTCGACAATGCAGTGAAAGAAGCGCTTTTGGCCGACTTGGTTCCGCCGAAGGTGACGCGCAATCCTAAGTACGTCCTGAGTGCCAATCCTTTGCAGGCCGCGAGGAAGGCTTTGGATTGGTCGAGTCGCTACATGGACTGGTTGTTGTTCGGTGGCAAGCCAGAAGTCAAGCGGGATACGGCCGATGATATGAAGCTGCGCCATCCGTTGCCTATGTATCCACCCAAACCGCCTCCGCCAAAGTACGTTAAGCCGTTTGAGCCTAACTATTCTGGGCCAAACGCGAACTTTGACAAGTTGAGTGATGTTTTGGCGCGGCTAGAGACTCGACACGAAAGGATCGAGTCAATCCCCGTCAAAGAGCCAACCGTGCGCAAGTTCGATTGGATCGACTTCAAGGCCTACTATAAGCTTGGTGAAAGCGACTTTGAGGCTGATAAGCGTTATCAGGAAATGCGCAAGCGAGTGGCAAATAGCCACGGGCCTATATTCGGGTTTGATCCTGCAGCCGGCGACTCTTATATGGGCCGCGCAATGGTCGGGCATACTCGTGCGTGTCCGTGCCGCGAGTGCGTTGGCGGCCGCAAGTTGGAGGTGGAGCGTGTTCTGCACTATACTCGCCATCTGCTTGTGCTTCGCGGTTTGGGCGGTCCTATATTCGCGGTTGATCGTGAATGGGAGTTGTTCAAGGCCGAGGTTATTGCGTTGTTGGGTGAGGATGATATTAACGATCCTGATAGTTGATCGTTATAACATAACGTTTGGTTTAGTTACTATATAACGTCTGTCCTTGATGGATTATCAAACGTTATATAGTAACGATTTGTGGAGGTGTGATGGACGAATTATTACTCAAAGGATATTGGCCGGTCGTCAGATTGTTGGATGTCGCTGCATTCTTCAATTTGGATACATTCCTTTTCGGTCAAAAGTTGACGGTGATACGCCCAGAGAAAAGGCGACAAAGAGGCAAAGCGCCACCAACCGACTTCATCGGTTTGACGCGTGACGGCGTTGAAATCCCAACCAAGGACATTACAGGATTCGTAAGGCATCACTTTGGTTGCGACACCATACGATTTGAACGTGCGATAGATGGCGATAAGGAGGTGATACTGCTCGTCAGGTACGATGAATATAACCCAAGTTGCCAACGATATACGTACGTGATGGATAAGACAGGTCGCGTCGAATGGAAGTCGATCTGGCGAGCCAAAAGAAGTTGGCGCTGATTTGACCGTTATATTATAACGAAATACCACGGCCGTCTGTTATTGGGCGGCTTTTTATTGTCCAAAGTTTGATGAATTACTTTCCTTGTTTGCCTCCGGCGATTCCGTTTGGTTCTCGGTTTAATGTTCGAAGTTGGTTGTTTTCGGTCAGATGCCGCGTTTTACTTTACAAAATGTGATAATTGGAAAGTATTGGGAAAGTTCTGGATAGCCGCGAGCTGTTGATCGGCGTTGGTTTGAAGAATCGGCATATGTACTTTCCTACTTTCCTTAAAATTGCCGCGAATTTCAAGAGCTCTAGGATAGGTATAAATACAAACGTTATAGTATAACCAATGTACGTCCTCTGTCTTGTGTATAATAGATATTTATAAAATTATTAATAGTTGAGGTAAAGTAAGATATAAAATTCACTCAAACCTGCGGCCGGCCACACTCTAACATTAGTCATAACTTTCCGTTTACTTTCCTCCAACCACTTTCCAGGAAAGTAAAGACTCGACTGACTCCGCTCAAACCCGCGGCCCGACACCACCTTCAGAATTCCACGAGCCGGACGGCTGGAAAGTCTTGGAGGAAAGTAGCGGAAAGTAGACGCCCAAACAGGCGCGGCCACAACCACCGCCCAATCGCAACCTCACTCCCGTCATCACAACACAGCCAAGCCACAGAGAACATCGCCTAACACTCAATCGATCACCAACCCATATCAGCGCCCAACTCACCATCACCCAACCAACTAGCGCCACCATACTCATCCGGGTATACTCGACCTCATCGACTACCAGCGGCCATTCAACGCCGACCATCAAACATAGCACGGACACAGATCACCATGAGCGAAGAGTTTGACGAAAAGGAAA